TTATTATATAAAAATTTGGAAATATGGGAAATTTTTTGTATATTGCAAAAGTTTTTTATAAATCATCTTTATGAGTAAGCGAAGTAATTTAGAGAAGGTTATAGATATGTTACGTAAAGAGCAATCTAGGGCCAGGGAGTTGTGTGGTATAAGCGCCACTAATGGAGAGTTTTACTTTTACGATGGCATTGCCGAGCATTTAGGTGAAGTTATCCATGAAGTAGCTAGGATTAATGATTTACTAAAATTATGAGTAATGAGAAGAAGGTGTTAACCTTCGAAGATTTTGAAGAGTTTTTAAGGGATCATCCTATTAAGAGTCCCGATGAATATCCTCTAAGTGAGGAGACGTTGAATAAGTTTTTTGAATATGTTAAGGAGGGTATGAAGTATGCGAAGAAGAAGCATTCAGGTAGGAGAGATTAAAGTTGAGGACTATGATCTTTCGATAGATTATGAGAGAGTCCCAAGACCCAATAGTGTATTAGATTTAAGGCTAACTTATGAAGATGGTAAGTTGGTTGAGGTATCTACAGATTATAGAGTTTTAATAAAGCCTAGTAAGCGGCGTAAACGTAAGAAGTGATGAATACATGGGTAAAGATTAGGAGATGGACTTGGGAGTTTCCCCAGAGTTTATTAGGGGCAATATTGTTACCTTTTTATGAGAATACGAGGTTAAAGACCTTTGAGTATAAGGACCAACAAGTATATATTTATGACAAGTTTCCTGGGGGAATATCTTTAGGATACTATGTACTTTTAGACTACAATAGGTATGATTGGAATAACAAGAATATCAGGGTTAGTTTAAAGAATTCCATTAAGCATGAGTCTGGTCATGGGGTACAAAGTAAGTGGCTAGGGCCATTATATTTGCCCACTGTAGGACTGCTTAGTAGTGGTCATAATGTACTCTGTAGAATCAAGGATTATTATCACAAGAGTTATAATTATTATAAGTTCTTTGTAGAGAAATCTGCTGATAAGTTAGGAGGAGTTGTGAGATGAGATGGGAGTCTTTATCCATGCGTGAGAGAGCTAAGTTAATGAATACTTATCTACGGAGTGGAGTGACCCGGCTTAGTGATATGAGGGATCATTACAATAAGTTTACTGATGGTGGTGAAGTAGATAATATTCAGAGCACTCCTGCTCAAGATTTCATAGCTTCATGGTTATCTAATAGGCAGGAGCAGTTTAAGGAGAATTTTAGAAACAGTGGTTCTACGATGGTTCCTTATAGTGTATTACCTAAGAGTTGGTCTAATAAAGCTGCTTTTAAAGAGTATCAGAATCAATTAAAGAATTTACGTACTGTCAAGCAATATGATGTTCTAGGTAATACGAAGTTCCCGCATGTTCCTGAATCAGAATTTGAGGCTATAAAGAGGCTCTCTAATCATACTGGTGGAGCTTATAATCCTTCTAGTCACTCTATATCCTATATCAGTCCATATGCTGGTACTGATGTTCATGAGTTGACTCATTCTTTGAATGCTGATCCACAGATTAATACTATCAGGTATGGCTTTGAAGGAGACAAGTTACAGGAGGGTAAGCAGTATAATTCTTACAAGGATTCTGCTGATGAGATCTACGCTCGTTTAATGCAGTTTAGGTATTTAAATAAGCTTGATCCTAAGAAGAAGTACACGGTAGAAGATATTAAGAAGTGGCGTGAGAAGTACGATGATACAGATATAATCAATCGTTATAGTGATGAGTATCTACTCCACTTGCTTAATAATGTAGCTTCTACTAAGTCTAGCCTTGAGAAGGATGGTAGGAAGCTGGCTGCTTATGGTGGTCCTTTAAGGAATGAGTATGATAATCCTGATCAATACTATGACTACAAGACTGCGGAAGAGGTAGGAAATATGTATGATCCAGGAACCCAACATTGGGCTTCGAGAGACCCGAGAACTGGTATGATTCTTAAAAATCCTAAGCATCCTACTTTCGGTATGGCTATAAGGGAGGATATGGCTAGTGGTTATAGTCCTTATATTGATTCATCTACTGGTAGATATTTTACATTAAGTCCTGAAGAATATGCTACTTCTCCTTATAAACCTACACTTCGTAGAGTAAATAGTTTTGATGATGGGGGGGAATTATCAAGTACTTGGGATAGTAATTATATTAGAAAAAATAGAGGAAATCTTGATTATCTATATAATCAACATAGAAGATCTGGATTAACCCATAATCAAGCTATAGCTTTAATGAGTAATTATATTGTTGAAAGTGGAGCAGATCCTCACATGCAACAAATAGGAGGAGGTTCTGGAGAAGGTCTTATCCAATTTACAGATCCTTCTCGTAAAGCTAGCTTAAAAGAATTTCAACCTATTCATGATTTTGATGGAGTATTAGATCCAGAATTACAAAGGCAAGCTAGATATATCACAACTAATGTTGCTGGTTTAAAACGAGGAGAATGGAGACATGGAGGGAAAAGCAATGGGTTTGATACAGCAAGGGAAGCTAAAGAATCTTTTTTTAATAATTCTAAATCTTTAACTGATTTAGTAGAAATTATTTCCGAAAATTATGTTAGACCAGGAAAGCCTCATTTAGATAGAAGAAAAGAAGTTGCTACTTATCTAAATAAAGAATATTATGATAATCCTATTTCAAAAATATTCAGAAATTATTAAAAATAATTGATAAAATATTTGGAGATATCAAATATTTTTTGTATATTTGCATTATATTAATACAATGAAAAGAATATTAGAATGGTTTAAAGCATCGAATAGATGGAAGCATCTTACCTATGCTATACCAGTAGGCTTTATTGATTTAGGCATGGCTATTGGTGTAGCTAGCGGAATGGAATTTAAAGATAAACAGCATGGAGGTAAATGGGACTGGATTGATTGGGCATTAACAATACTAGGAGGTAGTATTGGGTTTCTAATTAAATTCCTAGCCTTTAATAGTTTATTAACCTATAGTTTGTATTTATAGGTATTATTTTAGCTTGTGTAACCCTACAAGGGTAGTTGTTAATAAATACTATTATTCATGTCAAATGCAGCAGGTTCTCTGCTGGCACGGGTAAGGGGTGCCCTTGGTAATGTAAAGTTCTTTACAAAGTCCATAAAACCCTTTCTTTGGGAGATGGCTGAATGGTTTAGGCACTTGACTGTTAATCAAGGTAACGCAGGTTCGAACCCTGTTCTCCCAGCTAATTAAATTTAAACCTATGAGTAAGAAAACTTGGACTAAGATCGGTATTGGTGCAGCCGTAGTAATTAGCACCTTGGCAATGGTGAAACTCATCCCTTTTTGGGGGACCTTATTGAGTCTGTGCAGTTATGCTGCAGGTATCGCTTCGTACTGGATTGTTGATAAGTTCGGTAAGGAAGTAGTTGAGAAGAAATAATTAATTAATTTTATGGAAGCAAGAAAGAAGTATTACACATTCTCCCAAGCATTGGAGAAGATTATGGAGGATCCTAACAATCTAGTCATGACTAGAACTCCTTACATTTCAGAAGGTCCTAGTGTTATTAGGGAACTTCTTCCTAATGTAGAGAGTGATTTTCCTGATAAACCTATACTCGTACGAGTAGATTCTACAGGTCTTTGGGAGTATTTCCCTACACAAGAAGACATGCATAGTATGACATGGATGGTCCTACGAAATGGAGTTAAACCTACAGGTAAAGATGAGCCTGTTCCTGAAGATCTTACTGAGGATGAGGTTCGAGATCCCCTGACAGAGGGAGCTGTTAAAGAGCTTACAAAGGTACTTCAGCAGTTTAATAAACTATTAGATAAGCTTATTTGCGGATAATGAAGAGTAAGAATATAGTATTTGGCTTAGATGCACTTGCAGAAGTTAAGAAGGGTGTAGATCTCTTAGCAGATGCAGTGAAGGTAACCTTTGGTCCTAAGGGTAATACAGTAGTTATCTATGAGGATAACTATCCTAAGGTTACTAAAGATGGTGTTACTGTAGCCAGAGCTATTAACTCTCCAGAGCCTTTATATGATGTAGGAGTACAGCTTGTTAAGGAGGCAGCTGCTAAGACTGCTGATATGGCAGGAGATGGTACTACGACATCTACAATTATTGCTCAGGCTCTTATAAATCTTATCTATCAACAGCTTGTTGCTGGTGCAGATGCTAAGAGTCTCCGAGCAGAACTTGAGAAATCCAATGAGGTAGCTAGGGAAGTTATTAAATCCCTAGCCACCAAAGTTGGCGATACACCAGATAGTATTAAGCATATAGCTACAATCTCTGCTAATGGAGATGAGTTTATAGGCACACTTATTGCTGATGTTATCTCAAAGATTGGTTATGATGGGGTTATAACCCTAGAAGAGTCTAATGGTTTTGACACATATGCAGAGACCGTAGAGGGTATGAAGATTAATAAGGGTTATATCTCTCCCTATTTTATAAACGATCCTGCTAATAGAGCTGCAGTATTAAACAACCCTAGAGTACTAATTTACAATGGTATTCTTAACAATGTTAAAGAGTTATTCTCTATCCTAGAATGTATAGTCCAGGATAACGAGGAAATACTTCTTATAGCTAATGATTATTCTCCTGAGGTAATTAATGCTATTGTACGAAATGTGCAGCGAGGCTTGCTTAAAATAGCAGCTATTCGTACACCTGGTGTAGGTGAATATAAGAAAGATTTACTGGAAGATATTTCTGCTATTACCGGATCTCAGGTATATGATAAGTTTCCTGATCCTAATGAGGATTTGCACTTAGGAGTAGTCAAGAAGGTAGTAGTTACTTCTGAAGAGACTACTATTATAGGTTCTACAGAGTCAAATGAGGCTATTACAAAGCGTGTAAAGATGCTTAAAGAGTCTCTTAAGAATGACTACCCTAAGTACCTTATTGATGATATTAAGGCACGTATTGCTAAGCTTTCAGGAGGTGTAGCAGTGATTTATGTAGGAGCACCTACAGAGATTGAGATGTCTGAGAAGAAGGATCGTATTGAAGATGCGGTATGTGCTACTAGAGCAGCCATTGAGGAAGGTGTTGTTGTAGGAGCAGGTATCATACAGGAAGACATTGCTAAGGCTCTTGATAAGAAAGGTTACCATATTCTTGCAAAAGCATTAATGGTGTGTAGAAAGTTAATTCTTGATACACTACCAATTTACTATGAGGATGCTCTTGAGGCTAATGTTCTTGATCCTGCAAAGGTTACAAGAGTCTCTATAGAGAATGCCTTATCAGTAGCATATATGTTCCTGTCTACTAAATGTGTAATAGTTAATGAGAATGAAACGTCTAACAGCTTATATTGAGCAATTTAATGAGGCATACTCTCCTCCTTATAAGTTGATTCTATGGGGCCCATTCTCAACTACTAATAGTAAAGTATCTATTGGGTTAGAGCTTCAGCTCTTATATGATGGAGGCTTTCAAACACTCTTTATAGTAAATGATGAATCAGATGATCTTACTGAGAAGAATGTAAAGTCTACAGAGTTAAGGATTATAGAAGCTTTTAAGAAGATAGAGTTTAACCAATACCTTAAGCAATGGAAGGAGAATTAATTAAGCCTAAGTGTCCTCCTTTAGAGACTCCTTCCGACTTTGAGAAGGTTAAGTGGAGCAAGGAGGATTATACTCGAGAGCCAGTATACTATTGTAAGAAATGTCTAAGCCTTGTTATCATGGCTTATAACGAATCTGGCATCTCAGAATATTGTAATGATTGTGGCAGTACAGATATTGCTACTACCTCAATTAATGAATGGCAAGCTCTTTATAGAGCTAAATATGGTAAAGAATTTTAATTATGACTAAAGCTATGGAAGCAAATAAAGCCATGAAAGCAAGTAAAGCTATGGAAGTAAAACAGCCGGAGAAGTTAAGCTATGAGCAGCTTAAAGATATTGCTAATAACCTACAGGTACAGCTACAGAATAAGCATAAAGAGTATCAGCAGCTATTAGTGGAATATAATCGAGCTATGGAAGTTGTTATGGGTAAGCGTCTTGATAGTTTATTCAATGTCCTTAAGTATAAGGATCTTTTTAGTGAAGACTTTGTAAGTAAGGCAGTTATTAATATTGAGAATATGCTTACAATTCCTGAACCTGATTCATGTGAAACTTGTGAAGCAGATAAAGATGTAGAATAATGAGTAAACGGGATATGACTAAGAATACTGACATTGTGTCTATTTCTACCAATTTAAAGACCTCTGGCCTAAACTTTTTCAAGCTCTGGCTAGAGTTTCTTAAACCTTTACATAGATTACCTGGTAGGGAGCTCGCAGTGTTAGCAGCACTATTACAACGTAGATTTGAATTATCTAGAACAATTACAGATGATGATATACTGGACAAAGTTTTGTTCACTGATGAGATTAAGAAAGGTATTGTAGCAAACTTAGGCATATCTCCGGGAAACTTTCAGTCAGTATTAACCAATCTACGAAAAGCGGGTGTTATTACTAATAACACTATAAGTAAGAGATATATTCCCTCATTGGAATATGAAGGAGATTCATATAAGCTACTACTAAATTTCAAGGTAAGTTATGATAAATAATAAGACTCTTCAAGATATAATTCTTGCAGCTTCTGAGAAGCTTAACATACCTGATGATGTAATAGAAATAGCTTATAGAGAGTATTGGAACTGGGTAAAGGATACATTAGAAAATGTTCCTGTAAATGAGGATATGACAGAGGAGGAATTCACGAAGATGCAGACTAGCATCAATGTTCCTAGCTTAGGCAAGTTTTATGCATCATATTCCCGAGCTCAGTTCCTTAATAAAAAGTTTAAGGAATATGCAGAGAAAGCAGTTCAAGATAAAGAGGGTGACGCCTCCGTTCACGAAGATGATAGTAACATCTAATACTTACACTGAGGAAGAGTGTGTAAGTGAAGCAGGTCTTATTGAAAAAGACTCTGTAGGTATGCTTAAAGAAGTACAGGAAGTTATTGCTGTAGGACCTGGGGTACGAGAGTATAAACCTGGTGATCTAGTACAGATTGACTTCTCGAAGTACGCTCGGAAGCGTTACACTAAAGATTCCACTAAAGCAGACATGCCTGATGAGTTTTATAATGAAACTCTAGATTTTGAGATCCCCATGTTTGAGATAGATGGTAAGATTGCATTGCTTATTGATAGTGCTAATATCTTCTTCAAAGTGGATGAATTTGATTGGGAAGTAACTGAGGTTACACCTCCCAAGGCTAAGAAACTTGTATGTTAATTTAACGCTCCCTATCACAAGTAGGGAGCTTTTTTAGTATGAGACTATTTACGTATAAAGACTATAATTTAAAGATTTCTGATGAGGCATATGCCTTACGTCCCTTTAAGCGACTTGTAGATAGGGATAGAACTAAGGAGAAGACTAAGGCTATGAAAGAGTTAGCTTATTTATACTTTATGTATGATCCTAGGTCAGACTTTTCCTTTGAAATTATAGAGGCAGATAGAGATTTACGAGTTAAGGATAGTATAGGTTTAGATGCTGACTGGAAGCCTGATAAGCAGGTTTTAGAGGCTATAGAACTCTATAAATACCTTACTACAACATCCTCGTCGTTACTGTTACAAGATACTAGGGTCATTATTGATAATATTCGCAATACCTTTAGATCTATAGATTTAACTGAGAAAGATGCTAATGGTAAATTAGTATTTAATATAGGCCAAGTTATGACTGCTGTAAAGCAGGTTCCTAGCTTGGTTAAGGAGCTTACTGATGCCGAGAAAGCTGTATCCAAGGAGATTGAAGATATGGGTACTATGAGAGGTATGAAGCAAAAAACTATCCTTGAAGACGGACTATCTAATTTTTTGAACTATCATGATTCTTCTTCCAACTAACGAATTTCAAACACCTATTACTGAAGAATTACGAGATTCACTTCCTACAGAAGTTTGGGATGATTTCATGGATATTATAACAAATACAGAGTTTATAAAAAGTCTTATTTCTCCTGAACGTAAGAGAGCAAAAGATCTTCCTAGGGATTCTTATGGTAGGATTATTGTAGATGTCTGTCATCCTCACATCCTTGAAAATATGGACTATTTTAGGCAATCTGCAATATATTTTCAGAAATATGGATGCTATACTAAGCTACTTCCAAATCCTAATCCTAAGTCTGAATTTGGTATGTGGCTAACTAGGGAAGTTACTAGATGTCTTGAAGGAATGGTACGACCTGAAGATGGCGAATGGATTCCAGGAGATATGTATTTTTATCTAAATTACTTCCCCATTATTCAAACTAAGCTTCGTAAAGGGTCTAAAATTGGTGATCGTGTAGTAGATTTTCCAGAGTTTTGGGAAGGGGTCTATCTAAGGTTTCACTATCTAAATCAAGCTCGAAATGGTGGAATATATGATGATTTTGTAGGTGCTAAACATGCTGTAGAAATTGCGTCCAGAGGCCGAGCTATTGAGGTAAATGAGTTAGTAGAAACTCCAGAAGGGCTTAAATTATGGAAAGACATTAAAATAGGGGATTACTTATTTGGAAATTATAATACTATTACAAAAGTAGTAAATATCCCATTTGTAGGAGAATCCCCTTGTTATAAAATAACTCTTAGAGATGGTAGAACTATCACAGCTTCTGATAATCATATTTGGAATGTTTATAAGCGTAATTCTAAGAAACCTATACTCAAGACTACGCTGGAATTATTTAATGAATATAAACATTCTCATAAGATAAGCTCTAGGGTTCCTAAAGGTATTGAATATATATATTCTATTCCATCTAATGAGGGAGTTGAATTTAAAGAAGATGTTACGCAAATAGATCCATACACGTTTGGGCTCCTTCTAGGAGATGGATGTTTTAAACATCTTAGTTGCTATTATACGTGTGAAACTACTGATTTTGATATTATAAAGCAGTATATACCTTATCAGTATACTAAATGGAAAGATAAGTATGCATATAGAATTCATATTCCTAATTGGAGAACTTTGCTAAAGTTTTATAAGTTAGTAGATAAAGGATCTGAAGATAAATTTATTCCTAGAGAATTTAAGTATAATAGTAGAAAAGTTAGGTTAAGTTTATTACAAGGACTAATGGATACAGATGGATATGTATCTACAGAGGGCATCCCTATTTTTACTACAGTTTCAGAGTTTTTATGTCAAGATATAATGTGGCTTGCTAGAAGCTTAGGATATAATTGTTCTTTTAAAAAACATCCAGCAGGTTACAAAAAAGATGGTATTTATAAGAGATGTAAAGATGTTTATATTGTAAAGATTTATGGAGGACCAGAAGTATTTAAACTTCCTCGTAAAAGTAATCTTGTAAACTATAAATCTAATTATGCTAAATCTAGAAGAGATTCTACTAGGATTATTAATATTGAATTTGTTGGAAATAAACAATGCAAATGCGTTACGGTAGATGCTTTAGATGATTCTTTTCTTATAGGAGATTTTATACAGACTCATAATAGTAAGTCATATAGCATAGCAGCTATTATGTGTAAGATGTTTCTGTTAGGAGAATCTATGACTTCTCTTAATAAAGTTAAATGCACTATTGTAGCAGATCAGAAAGAGTTCTTAATTAAAGACGGCAGCTTAAATAAGTTTGTAGATGGTATAGATTTCTGTTCGAAGTATACTCAATTTCCAAAAGCTCGATTGAAAAATTCACTATCAGAAATGCAATGGGTATCTGGTTATTTAGATAAAGAGACTAATATTCCTAAAGGTACCCAAAATGAAGTTTTAGGCATTGCTATTAAAGATGATGCTGACAAAACTCGTGGTAAACGGTCTCAGAGACTATTTTATGAAGAGTTTGGTACGTTCCCAAAGTTTCTAGATGTTTGGCAAACTTCACTACCTAATGTTCAAGAAGGCAATGTAGCTTTTGGATTAGCCTATGCTATAGGCACAGGAGGATCAGAAGGCTCGGACTTCATGGGAGCTCTTGAGATGATTAATTATCCTGATGGATATAATGTTTATTCTCTTCCTAATGTATATGATAAAGGTTCTGTAGGAGCTAAAAGAACTATATTCTTCTTCCCTAGTTATATGAATTCTAAAGGATTCTATAATGAAGATGGTGTATCTGATGTTGTTGGAGCTATCATTGATGAGTTAAAATTTAGAATAAAGTTAAAGTATAACTCTTCTGATCCTATTCAGCTCACACGTCGTAAAGCTGAGTATGCATTTACTATCACAGATGCTATTATGCGTAGGGATAGTAATATCTTCCCCTCTGATAAACTTAATGATCGTATTTTGGAGTTAGATCAGAATCCTAAGAGTTTAGATGATATGTGGGTTGGAAGACTTGTTCAGACTAAGGAAGGTAAAGTAGAGTTTACTCCTGATGCTGATATTAAGCCCATCCTTGATTATCCTCATAAAGATAATAAGCTTGAAGGAGCTGTACATATTAATAAGATGCCTATTAAAGGTCCTGATGGCAAAGTACCCTGGGGACGTTATATTGCTGGTGCCGACCCTTATGATGATGATGTATCTGACACTATGTCTCTAGGATCTATCTATGTATTAGACTTATTTACAGATGAATTAGTTTGTGAGTATGTAGGACGACCTATGTTTGCAGAAGATTATTATGAAACATGTAGACGTATATGCTTATTTTACAATGCAGAATTACTGTATGAGAATAATAAGAAGGGCTTGTTTACATATTTTTCAAAAACTAACAGCTTATATTTACTCTGTGAAGTTCCTGAGTTTTTAAGAGATAAGGAAATTGTTAAAGGTAATTTTTTTGGAAATAAATCCCGAGGTGTAAATGCTACTCAGCCAGTTCAAACTTATGGTAGGAAATGTATTAGAGATTGGCTACTTAAGCCCTTTAAAATTACTACTAAAGTTACTGTAGATGAGCATGAGGAAGAGGTTGAAATTACTATTAACAGTATTAATAGATGCTACTATAGAGCTCTTATGAAAGAGCTATCTATGTGGAATCCTGATAGCAACTTTGACCGTTATGATGCTCTACTAATGCTTATGTTATTACGAGAGCAGAAGTTAATGCTTTGTGGTAATCAATCACCTTCAGAAGTTATTAGTATGGATCAATCTAATTACCTAGGAAACGATGACTTCTTTACTAGGAATTATGACTATAAGTTCGCTAAATATTTACACAAGGATAATTAGTAGTAGATATTTATGAAAACTATTAGTAAACTTTTGAACGTCTTGGAAATTTGAAGATAATTACTTATCTTTGTACAAATTATGTAATTAACTTAATGCTATGATAGATTTAAAGAATATTCCGCCGCAGATGCTTGCCTACTCCAAGAAGACCAAGGAGTGGCGTAAGCAGCACCTTGACTGGGCGGATAAGAGAACTTACTATTTTGGCAACATGGTGCGTAACTCTCTACTGAAGAAGAGGGTCAATTATAATCTCATAAATGGTGTTCTAGATATGAGAGATGTAGAATTGATTCTCAACCCAGATAATGTAAATGCACTTTATGTTCCAGAATCTATTCAGCATTTCCCGATTATGAATTCTAAGCTTCACGTACTTCAAGGTGAGGAGTCGAAGCGAAGATTCGAATTTAAGGTTGTTGTAACCAATCCTAACTCTATTTCTGAGATAGAGAATAGTAAGCTTTCTATGCTTCAGGAGCAGGTCCAGGCAATGATAGAGGATGAGAATTTATCCGAAGAAGAGTTTGATAAGGAGCTTGATAAGTTATCTTATTACTTCGACTATCAGTGGCAGGATATGATTGAGATGAGAGCTAGTACTATTCTTTCTCACTACATGAAAGAGCTTAATATTCCTAAGACCTTTAACGATGGTTTCATGGATGCTATGATCTGTGGTGAGGAGATCTACCAATGTGATATTGTTGGAGGAGAACCTACTTTTGAGCGACTTAATCCCCTTAAAGTCCATATCTTTAAGAATGGTTTCTCCAATAGAGTTGAGGATGCAGACCTTATAATTCTCATAGATTTCTGGAGTCCTGGCAGGATTCTAGACACCTACTTTGATGTACTTACTAAGAAGGATGTGGATAGTATAGATAAGCTTGCTAGTACTTTTAGCAGCGATTCTATGTATAATATTGATGAGCGAAATGCTTTTATCAATACCGCAGAGATTGATGGTACTGACATTTCAGGTGGCACTATCGTAGAGAACTTCTTGCTGATGGGTCAGTCAGGATTCTCGGCTACGAGTAATTATTATGATCTCCAAGGAAACATTCGAGTCTTACGACTTTACTGGAAGAGTAAGCGTAAGATTAAGAAGGTTAAGTCTTATGATCCTGAGACTGGTGAAGAAATATTCGATTTCTACCCAGAAACTTATATCATAGATAAAACTCTTGGTGAGGAAGAAGAGATTTTCTGGATTAATGAAGCCTGGGAAGGTACTAAGATAGGTCCTGATATTTATGTTAACATGCGACCTCGTATTGTACAATATAACAGGATTTCTAATCCATCAAGATGCCACTTTGGTATTGTTGGTTCCATGTATAACCTCAACGATTCCAGGCCCTTCTCCCTTGTAGATATGATGAAACCGTACGCCTACTTCTACGATGTCATCTATGATAGACTTAATAAAGCTATTGCTGCTAACTGGGGTAAGATTGTTAAATTAGATCTTGCTATGGTTCCCAAAAATTGGGAGATTGATAAATGGCTTTACTATGCTAAAGTTAACCATGTAGCAGTTACAGATAGTTTTAAGGAGGGAAATGGTGGTGCTGCTCAGGGTAAGATTGCTGGTGCTCTAAATAACCAATCTAGTGGTGTTATAGATGCAGAACAAGGCAATTATATCCAAGAGCATATAAATCTTCTTGAGTTTATTAAGAATGAGATGGGAGAAGTTGCTGGTATTACACGCCAGCGCGAAGGTCAGATAAGTAATCGAGAGACTGTTGGAGGTGTAGAAAGATCCAATCTCCAGTCCTCCCATATTACTGAGTGGCTCTTTACCATGCATGATGATGTTAAGAAGAGAGCTTTAGAGTGCTTCTTAGAAACTACTAAGATAGCTATGAGGGGTAGGAATAAGAAGTTCCAGTATATAACCTCAGATGGTGCTATTAAGTCCTTAGAGATTGATGGAGATACCTTTGCTGATAGTGATTATGGTATTGTTGTAGATGCCTCTCCTGAAACTCAGAATCTTGCATCTAAACTTGATGTTTTAGCTCAGGCTGCCCTTCAAAATCAGACTCTCTCATTCTCCTCGATAATGAAGATTTATACTTCCTCATCTCTCTCAGAGATTAGAAGAACTATTGAGAAAGATGAGCAGGCTATTCAAGAGCGACAAGCAGAACAGGCCCAGCAAGAACAAGAGATTGCTCAGCAGCAAATGCAGGCTGAGATGGAGATGAAGCAGGCTGAGATGGACTTCCAAGATATGCTTAACCAACGTGATAATGAGACTAAGATTCTTATTGAACAGATTAAGCAGTCTGGTAATGCAGAACAAGAGGCTCCGGAAGTTCAAGATAACTCTATGGAAAGAGCTAAGTTAGATGAGCAGATAAGGCAATTTAATGAAAGATTAGCCTTTGATAGAACTAAACTATCTGAAGAGATAGCTATCAAAGAGAAAGATCTTGCTATTAAGAAAGCCAAGCCTAAACCATCTAGTACTAGTAAATAACAGTTAGGGGGGGGCAGCAGCTCCTCCCTTTATTATTATAATTAATTCTAACTATGACTAACGAAAAAATTATTTTACAGCTTGAAAAGGGCTACGATATTAAAAATCCTCAACTAGCTCAAGTACTTACGAACATTGAGAATAATGGAGTTACTAAAGAGGAATTCGCAGAAGCTATGGAAACCAAAGCTGACCTCATAGGAGGCAAAGTTCCTGCTGAACAATTACCAAGTTATGTAGATGATATTATTGAATTTGAAAGCATTATTAATGGGAGCACCCCTATTAATTTTTATTTAAATAATCAAAGTTATACTGATAAAGTTTATTATATTCAAGGCTCCACTTCTATTGAAGGAACTTTAAGTTTTAAATATCCTAATAAATTTATTGATTTTGGAGCTAATACTTCTGAAGAAGATTGGACAATTATTGAACCTGAAGAAGGAAAAATTTATATAAAGATTGGTTCTGGTAATGACTCAAATCATAGTTTTCGTTGGAGTGGTAGTGATCTTATTGATTTAGATAAAAATTGGTCTGATAGGATAAATACTCTGGAATTAAAGACTTTAACAAGTAATTTAGGAACTATTACAAATCCTCTTGATTTATCTGAATCTACAAGTACTTCATCACTTACTCAGTTATACAGCTATCTTAGCCAAAGAAATAAATCTTCATTGATTAATTTGCTTTGGTATCATAATGGTGCCGCTTATAGTTCTCCTATAATTGATGTAGATCCTATTGAAAGAACTTTTGCAATATATAATCAAAGGTACTTACAAACTTATAAAATTCTCAAAGAAGATAATAATTATAGTCTTGTAAAAGTTAAGGAATTTTCTGATTTTGTATATCTTGATTACAGCACTGTAGGGTCAGTTTTAGATGATAATACTATTGAACGGATAAGAAACGCATCTATAGTTTTAGTAAATAATGATCCCTCTATACCCAATATTAATTATGTTTATACTGCTAAATTAAAAACTAAAACATATTTGCAATTTATAAGAGTTAGTGATTTGGGTGAAAGTGAGAATGTTATAGTCTATCATGAGTTGTCTATAAACACTAATACTAAACGATGGACTATAGCTACTAAAAGGTATACATTCCCTTATGGAGCTTACACTTCTTTTGGATTCACAGGTAAATCCTCTTCTGCTGTTAATCAAGAAGTAGCAAGATTAGTTAATATGAACTCTTATAATATTACTTCTTCTGATTTAAATAAAGTACATAGTGGTGATAAGTTAGAGAATATTAAGAATGCTACTTTCCTTATATTGGATGAAGGTAGCGGTAAGACCAAGATTTTTGTAAGAGGATATACATCTACTACAATAATATATTATAATTGTATAAGTAATAGTGGTTCGGTAAATTCTATTCTTTTGCGCATGTCATCTAATACTTTATCGCCTATTGAAACTACTCAATTTGATGATGTATTTTATAGTTATTATTCAGCAAAAGGTGGTACTAAAGTCAATAAAGATGAGTTGTATAAAGAGTTTATTGCTCAACTTACAGAAAATACTTATGTATTAGATTCATCTAAATTAAATACTGTACTTACTAATGAAGAAGATACTGCTATATTAAATGCTACTACTATTATAGTAAGTAATTATCCTAACAATAAACCAATGGTTTTCATAAGAGGATACGACCAAACATCTCAAATAAGTTTTTTAAACACATCTGAATCTATTGATGGTAGTGTAGTCTTTAATAAATTAAAATATATTAAAAATAGTAAAATAGCTTCAATTGTTGCAAGTGTTATTAATCCATATCAATGGTATGCAACTCATGGAGGAACTATAAAGGATCAAAGTAATTTCGAATCTATTAATGCGTTCTTATATGATAGAACTTATATTATAGATAAAGCATTACTTAATAGTACTATTACAGATACATCTATTCAAGATAATATTAAGACGGCAAATATTTTGGTTGTTAAAGATTCTACTAACAGTAGTTATAAAGTACATATTAGAGGGTTTGTAACTTCTAATGCGATTTATTTCTTTAATATGCAAAATGCAAATTCTGATAATATAACAGCTACAAGAGTATTATTTAACACTACTACTAATTTGTTAAGTAGTAATGACATATATTTACAATCTGCTTTCAATGCTTATAAATTAGGCGGCGGTACTAAATATACTACTGAATCAGCTTTTAATAAAGCATTTGCAGCAGCAATAGATGCTTATACTTCTACAATATAATTAAATAATATATGTATCAATATAGAACGGGACTAGGCCAAGTTTGGGTGGGTTCAAAACTCCCACCCTCTCCTAGTACTAATATAATTTGGTTAAAACCTTCTGATGATAAAAGAGTACTTTGGGAGATTAGAACTTTCAATATTTATAAAGAAGAATGGGAGGTACTTACTAGTGCAGCTCTTACTGCAGAAGAATTATTAAAGCTTATATATTCACTTGAGAAGAAGGTAGATTCCTTAGAAGAATTAAAAGTAGTACTCTACGATCAAGTACAATCTCTTACAGAGGATGTTAATGAAATTAATCAAATTTTATTCACTCAATACACCTCTTTGACAATGAGCCGTACTCCGACTTTATTTGAAAAAGGGGTCTCAACGCAGGTAATTCTTAACTGGTCTACTAAGTTTAATAATCAAGAAATCGAACCTGATTCTATCTCTGTAAAGAAAGGTAGTCAAGTTCTTACCTCTGATAAAGCGCTCAAGACCATCAAGGATTCAATTTCGGATACCCAAACATATTCTATGACGGCTATGATTAAAGGCATCACCAAGACCGCTTCAGTTACGGTTAATGCCTACTATCCAATGTATTTTGGTGCATCCATAAAGGATGCTTTAGTATCGTCCGAGGTTCTATCTCTTACCAAGCAGCCTATTAAAGCGTCCCCTTCAGGCAATGTTACCATTGAAGTTGAAGATAACGAGTATATTTGGCTGTGCGTTCCGTCGAATATGACCATTAACAGTGTGAAGTCGGGGGGCTTCGATGTACCTATGGCTGCTCCTATAACGGTTGTTGTTAATGGTAAGGGGAACTACAAGTGTTATAGAAGTGCTAATAAGTTTGTAGCTGGTACTTTTGTTGGTGTTATAGCATAATTTTTGATTATCATGGAAGATTATATTAATATTTATGGTCTGCTTTTTGCTAAGACTGCTGATGGCAAACTTGCATTTACAGGTCAGATTTACGACAAACAGCTACAAAAGTTTCAGTCAGACATTAATAAGGCAACTCCCCAACTTAACGAGGAGGGTAAGCTACCTATTGATCTACTTCCGGAACCGCTTCAAAATGTTATATCATCTAACACAGTCAAAGGTATTGAAGTAGTACAAGGCACAGCTCCTATGCAGCAAGATAATATCTTATATATAGAGTTAGAAGAAACTACTACATAGTTATGAGTCATAAGATAAAGACTATTACCTTTAATGGTAAGACAATAGCATCAAAGGATAATACTCTTATCAAGAGGGTTATCTTTAACGGAGTAGTAATATGGCCTTACTCTCCTCCTGTAACATCTGATTTAGTTATTGCTACTTATGATGATGGAACATGTAGTCTTTATGACGAGACTAAGGCAGGCCATCTAGCTGAAAAATCTTCTTCAAAAACTAATTCTTCTTTGTGGACTATACGAAGAGTTTTATATAATGGTGAAGAACTATGGGCTAGGCCAAGTGAAAAAGATTATTTAACTATTGAGAAAGAACATGTTATACTCAATGCACTTAATCATTGGTCCGATACTAATACAATATATACTAATTTAACATTTACAATTAATTAACAATTATGGCAGTTACTAAACAAAACATTTCTGTTAACCCTACATCTGGCTCGGGTAATACTACTCTAACTTTTACAGCAAGTCCCGCTAGTTTAGGTAATCGTGTTGCTAAGAATGCAACCTTCACAGTCATAGCTCCGGGTGTTTCCCCGAATAAAACAATCACTGCAACTCTTGAAGCTGCAGCTGAATTTGTGTCGTTTGATGATGGAGCTGAAATGGCTGTTGCCAAGGGCGGAGGAGCTGTAGTTATTACAGGTACTTCCAACTCTGATAAACTTACTTTTACTAAAGGATCTGGTTCTGTTATTACAGCAGATATTACTTCGGTTAAGTATAAGGTTAACACATCTACAGATGTAACCAATGGTGTTGCTATTGCTGGCGACCCTGGTGCTACAGCTAAGTACACCTTTGAGCTGACACTTACCGCTGCTGATAATACGACTATTAGTGAACGTACACAGCAGATTATAGTTACTTCTACAGGTGGCAAAACTGCTACTATTCAGCTTAAGCAGGCTTCTGGAGATGCTTATCTTAACCTTTCTGCTGCTACCATTACGGTTCCGCAGACTGGATCTGTTACCGTCGACGTTACTACCAACACAACGTTCACGGTATCCTAATAAATTAGGATTATTAGTAGGGGGGGGTAAACTGCCACTCCTCCCTATTTTAACTTAGTAAAATTGTATTATGAGTATCCAGACGATTTCAATTCCTTGGTCCACAGATGCTTCAGATTCTATTCATCTTCAGTGGGATGACAGTAAGATTACTGGAGGTAGTTTAGTTACAATCTCTACAGGAATTACTTCTGATTATAACCATACTGGAGAAGATAGAGAGAAGACTGTAACTTTTCGTACAACAGGAACTTCTGGACCTCAAGCATCAAAAACACTTAAAGTTATTCAGACATCTGATAACTTAATAATAGCCACTTATACAGATATATATAGTATATACTCTGAAAATAAAGCTGGTTTTTAATTAAATAATATATTAGATATGGCAAATGTTTACAAAGATATTTCTGAGTTTGTCCAAAAGGTTGCTGCTACTGGTAACGAGGAATTTCAAGTCTCCGCTACAGAGAAAATTACTGCCCAACAAATAGCCGATCTTGCTTCTGTTGAAGGGGCCAAGTATGTTGTTGTCACTGACTTTAGGACTAACTCATGGACTTTAAATGGTCAGAGTATAACGTTTAGCACCGATATAAAAGTTGGAGAACTCGTTACTTTTGAAAGTGCTAAGGCAGCAGCAAATGGTCCTGATGTAGCTCTAGTGGGGTACGCTATAAAAATAAGTTCTCTCATGGCTTTATATATAGGTACGGACACTAATAGTAAGGTTAACGGTACGCCAATATTGTACGTATTTAAGTCCGCGGGTCTTTACAATACTTCATGGCAAAAATTGCCTGCTGATGAGGCAGGTGTTCCAGTTGGAACTACTCTTTGGGAAGGAAGTGTTCAATTAGGCGATGACAGTCCGGATATGTTTGACTTTTCTAAAAGTTTACAGAGCGGAGATTTAATCACAGTAATATATGATTTAATGGATTCTACTGACCCTACCTCATATTTTGTTTCTGGCATTGACGTTAATCGCGCTTTTAATTTCAAAGTAGGTGAATCCCTATCAAACATTAAGTTTAGTGGGTTTTATAACAGTGGTGGAACTAATTCAGGGGTAATATCCGATGTAGGGATAATGAATGTTAATTGTACAGAAAGTCAATTAACTATAACAGTAACAGGTGGTGAATTTTATCCTATCGGTAGCAGGATGACGGTGAAGAGGATATATAAATCTGCACACAATAAGGTTTGATAATTATGTATCATTATATAAATGGATTTGGAAAAATTTGGGTAGGTATCGAACCCCCTCCCGAAGAAACTCTTAATACTACTTGGTTACGTCCTACAACTAGTGATTCTCCTTTATGGGAACTACTAGCTTTTGATTGTAATCAAGGTAAGTGGGTTTTAGTAGGAGGTCAGGGTGGAGGTACTCCCGAAAATTTTGAAGCTACTGTAGATCAAGTAGAATCTACTAGTCAAGCCGACGCCTCTGTAACATTAGATGGGAATATCTTCAAATTCCGCTTTGGATTACCAAAGGGATCTGATGGTACTAGTATTAGAATAAAGTATTCGAAGACTAGTACTTCAAATACTCCTCCTATTGTTGTTAAGGACAATCCCAACCCAGGTTCTATCTGGGAAAATGTAGTTCCTATTCATACTACTTCAGATAGTATTTGGTCTATTACTGCAACCTTTAAAGATACAGTATTAATAGGTGAGTGGAGTGATCCTCTCCTTATGACTGGTATTAAAGGTGATAAAGGTGACCAAGGAGAACCTGGGCCAGTAGGACCTGAAGGACCTGCTGGTACTGTCCCTAACTATAAGATTTATGTTTATAAGTTGAGTGATACCAAGCCTGAACCTCCTACCGGTAATAATCCTAATCCTGAAGGTTGGGAAGATTATCCTACTACTAGTGGTAGTTGGTGGCAGTGTATTGGTACTGTTATAGGATCTACAGGTCGAGTATCAAAGTGGTCTGAAATACTACCAGTAAATGGCAGAGACGGAACTGCTCAGGATGGTAAATATACTGAAATGCGTTTTGCGGTAAATTTCAGTAACATTACCCCTCCTCCTCTTGATAAAACTATGAGAACTCCTACAGGATGGTCTACAACTCCTACTGTCAAAGCTACTCAGGAATTTATGTGGATGATTGTAGCCACAATTAATCCTAATGATACTTTATATACTAATTGGTCTACTCCTACTGTTATTAGTGGGGAAGCTGGTCCTGAGGGTCCAGAAGGTCCCCCGGGGCAAGATGGTAAGGATGGTGCTACTGGTCCTGCTGGTAATCCTGGTCCTGCGGGCAAAGATGGAGTATCTGGAATCCCTGGAGTTGGTATTGAAGTACAGTATTGCTTAGGTACTGAATCTACATATACTGGTAGTACAGATTTAGGAGATAATAGGAATCCTATGGGATGGAGTATAGCTGTTCCTACGGTGACTGAAGATAACCCCTATATATGGTTTATACAGGCTCGTATTAATTATAGAGATAATTCTGATAGAGACGGCTCTGTAGATGGAGCGTGGTCTATCCCTGCTAAACTTAGTGGTACTAATGGCTTAGATGGTGCTCCCGGAACTCCTGGTTCTAAGGGTCAGATAGTATATCCTGAGGGTATTTATGCTACAACTGTTACGTATATATGTGACGAGAATAAAGCTCCTTATGTATATGATTCTGGGGATGCTAATTATTATGTATTAAATAAAATAGGCTCGTGGCTAGGTACAGAGCATAATAATCAGACTCCTAGTACTGATACTAGTGGATCATGGTTAAAGATAGATGCTGCTGAAGCTATATTTACTAAGATACTACTTGCAGGAACCGCATTAGTAGGATCTGCAGTATTTATGAAGGACTGGATGTTCAGTCAACAGGGTATTGATGCTGATGGTCAGATGTCTACTAACTATGAAGCATTTAACCCTACTAATCCTACTGCTGGAGTATTTATTCCCAATATAGCATTTAACTTTAAGACTGGGGAAGGATTTTTAGCAGCTGGTAAAATTAGGTTTGATGCTAGTGGAAATATTACAGCGGATAATTTAGTAGCTAGTAATATTTCTCTTACTGGTAATATTCGTCAAGAATTACAAGAGATTTTCTTGTCAGGATTAGATGCTAACATTCACTCCCTTAATGCATATACCACAAGTGATGCAGACGCATCAACTACACTATTGATAGCCAAAGCAAATGGAGTATTAGATAATGCTTCTATTTATAGAGGAGTTATATTGAATGTATCAAGAAGTGCTATTATTACTGTGAATATTCATAGTAGCTCCGTGTGTAAATGTGGAGTAACATGGGGAGATCATTCAGTAAACTTGACAAGTATTTCAATACCTCCCGGAGCCGTTTTTGAATATTATTTTAAGCCTTTAAATACTTTAACAGTAAACAGTAAGGAAGTATATTGGGGTACGTTTTATGTAGCATATCCTTCCCTAGTTAAGCTAGCGGATCAGAATGAAAATACTACAGGAGCTATAAGAACAGCCCTTACTTCGTAATGAGATTATGAGATGGAAAATAATAGCAATTCAAGGATTAGTAATACTAGCCCTTGGTGGGATATGCTTCGGAGCTTATAATAAAATTAATAGTTTACGAGAAGAAGTCTCTGCTGCATATACTAATATAAAAGCGTATGCAGCAGAGAACGATTCTCTTACTAATGAGAAAAGAGCCTTTAAGTTTACGATTGAAGAGCTTAAATCTAGTAAAGATTCTATTAATAAGAAGTTATTAGAAGTTCAAAAAAGGCTCAAGATTAAGGATAAGGATATACAATATTTAGAATATCAACTAAGTATTGTATCCAAAAAGGACACTGTGATTTTACGGGATACAATATTTCAACCTGATGTTAAGATTGATACTACTATTAGGGATAAGTGGTACAGCCTTAGGCTTGGGTTAGAGTATCCTAATAAGGTAGTTGTAGAACCTAAGTTTAAGAGTGAACGAACCGTTGTGGGGCATCTTCAGAAGGAGACTATTAAGCCTCCCAAGAAGTTCTTCTTATGTAGGTGGTTTCAACGTAAACATAAGGTTCTATTAGTCGATGTGGTTGAGGAGAGTCCCTATATTTACTCCGAGACCGAGAGATACATTCAAGTAATCGAATAATGGATTGGCTTACATTGCTGGGCGCTCTAGGAGTATCTAACTTACTCTCTATACTTGTTACCTGGAAACTAGGGGGCAAGAGGACTTCAGATGCTAATGCGACTCTTGTCGAGATAGAAACTCTTGTTAAAATGCGAGAGTTCTACCGAGATGAAATAGCACGCCTCCTGAAGGCTAATGAGGAACTTCATGCAACAGTAAATGAACTGTTACAGGAGCTTAAAGAGGCTAGGGGGGAGACTACTAATCGTCCAGAAATCCCTTAGTTATGGAATTACTCTTACAGCGTACTGATAGACAAAGCTCGTATACAGGCGGGAAACTTTACGTAAATGGAGTATACGAGTGCGATACTGTTGAAGATACTGATAGAGATAAGAACTCTAATGGTATCTTTGATGGAGATGAGAAGAAGGTTATGCACGAAACTGCTATACCTAATGGTAGATATAGAATTACACTGGTAAATTCTCCCAAGTTTAGTCCTAAGGTAGATAATAGGAACATGCCTCTGCTAAATAATGTTCCTTCATTTACAGGTATATTAATACATTGGGGCAATAGTGCAGCCGATTCCTCGGGCTGTATCTTAGTTGGAAAGAATTACTTTGGTGGAAGAATATCTAATAGTAAGGTAACCTTCTTAGCTTTACTAGATAAATTTGACAAAGCTATAGCTGCTGGAGAGCAGATATGGATTACTGTTAAATAGGAAATAAAGTAGTAGTTATTGGTATAATCTATTAGCTAATTTCTAAAAGTGTTTTATATATCAAAAAATATTCATATATTTGCATTAATCTATGTAAAGAGATTAACTAATTAGATTAAAAAATTTTGGAGAAGTATGGAAGAAACTTTATCAATGGATTTACTCAATGCGTTCGATGAGGACGCTATTGATATTACAATTGAGGAGGACGAATTGGAGTTTAATTCTCCAGGAGATGAGCCTCCTGCAAATACCAGTACAGATGCGGACCCTGATCCTAAAGGGATCTTTAAGGGTAAGCAAGAGGGCGGAGGTGCTGACAATGAGGAAGGAGAAGATCCTGAATCTAGCTCAAGCGGGGAAGATACCACGGACAAAGATCCTGGCGATAAAACTTCTCCCAATACACCAATACTTGCTTCCGTCGCACTGGCTTGTTACGAAGATGGTATTTTCCCGGACTTGAGTGAAGATGAGATCAAGGAGATTAAGGACAGTGAATCATTTGCTGCTGCTTTAAAGAAGCAGATTGAAGCTGGGTTAGATGCTGAACAGAAGCGTATTCGAGATATGCTTAATGTAGGTGTAGAACCCGATATCATTCAGCAGTATGAAGGTGCTATTCAGTATCTCTCTGGCATCTCTGAAGAAGAGCTAGAGGCTGAGTCTGATGATGCCGAGGCACTTCGTAAGAAGATTATTTATAGCGATTTTATTAATCGTGGCTTCAAGAAGGAACGTGCACAACGCGAGGTCGAACGCTCTTTTAATGCTGGTACAGATATAGAAGATGCTAAGGCAGCTCTAGAGAGTTGTCTAGACTTCTACAAAGAAGAATATAGTTCGGTTGTTGAGGAAAGGAAAGCTAAGGCTGCAGCAGATAAAGCTGCCCAGGAGAAACGACTTAAGGAGTTTAAAGCTAAGGTTCTAAATACTGAGAAGCCTTTTGACGGGATTAACTTAGATAAAGGTACTCGGGAAAAGGTTTATAATAACATGACCAAGGCTAGCTATAAGGATGAGGCGGGTAATATTATGACTCCTATACAAAAGTATATTAAGGAGAATTCCTTAGATGCTCATTATTATCTTTCCTTAATGTATACTCTTACTGATGGCTTTAAAAATATTGATAAGCTTGTAAATCAGAAGTTGACTAAGGCTAAGAAAGGTGCTCTTCGAGAGTTAGAGCATAAACTCAGCAATACGAGAACTTTGGATGATGGTAGCGTTAACTTTAATATGGAGCCTGAGGAAGCATCCTTTGACTTCATTGATAGAATTGACGTTTAATTAAATTAATAAATTATGCAACTAGGTAAATTTCAAATGAAAGCCTTCACTTCGTGGAAAGGCTTAACCCGAGATAACCACATCGGAGCAATTTTTGGTCGTGCACCTCAGAAGGCTACTAATATCATGGTACAGCTTCTGGCTCAGCACCGTGGTAAGAGCCTCGATAGTTATCTCCAGAGATTCCCTGTTAAGTACTTTGAGACTGATGATGAGTACACATGGGAAGTTATTGGCAGCTCGCGTCGTAATATTCCGATCATTGAGGCTCGTGACATGAGTGATCAGCCCCTAAAAAATGGGGAAGATATGGCCGGTGAGAACGGGCAGCCCTTCAAGGTTGTCTTCCCCGAAGATTGGTTCGCTAGACCCAGAGTAGCTTAGCTACTAAAATTGGCGCTTTATACAGTAATGTATACTGAAAATTGGGCAAAATCGGTGAAGGCCCCTATCTTAGTCCTACATTAAGATTGGCTAATACCGAGCTAACCTATTAAATAATATTAATAGGTAGTGTAGAGAGTAGAAGATGAACCTATGCTAGGTATTTAAGTAGAAAGCGTAGAATATAATTCTTCCAAGAGTGTCCGGATCCTATATGTTAATAGGATTAAAATGTACTCCGAACTATAGAGATAGTAAATCTATAGAGCTAGAGGATAAAGAGCCTCTAGGATAACAAATTGGATGGTGAGGTAATTGTAGGTGAACTTAATGAGGTTTATCCCCTGCGTATTCTTGGTCAGCCGAGACTTGAAGGTTCGAATGCTGTTTATACCGTAGAGCTGATGGGTGGTGTCCTTGGCGGCATGCCTGTTTCTCAGCTCATGGCTGGCAAGCGCTTCAGTTGGGAGTATGCTCCTGTTGAAGATACGATGTCGGTGGAAGTTGGGGATGTTCGCTATACGAGCTCGACTGCAATGCGTAACGAGTGGTCGCACATTCGTATCCAGACTAAGGTTCCTGGAAATATCCTGGACAAGAAGCTTGCTATAGGTATTCCCTTCGTTGACAAAGCTGGTAATAAGCAGGTAGCGAATTCGTGGATCCATCACGTAGACTATAAGCTGGAGGAAACCTTCTCAGAATATAAGTCGAACATTATAATGTTTGGCCGCTCGAACCGTAATAAGAACGGTGAGTATCTGAACTTTGGTAAGTCCGGTAATGTCATTAAGATGGGTGATGGTATCCGTGCTCAGATGTCTGTAGGTAATACTCGTTATTACACTAAGTTTAGTCTGAAGACTCTTGAGGATGCTCTCTTCGAGCTGTCAGAGTCGAAGCTTGACTACTCAGATCGTACATTCATCATTGAGACTGGATCTCGCGGTGCTGTACAGTTCCACAAGGCTGTTCTTGATGTAGTATCTGGTTGGACTGTATTCCAGTATCTTGGCGGTAATGCAGCTAATCCTGCTATTATCTCGAAGACTTCGAGCAAGCTGCATGATAATGCACTTAGCGCTGGATTCCAGTTCGTAGAGTATAAAGCTCCTAATGGTGTAACCATTAAGATTGAGGTTAATCCTCTGTACGACGATCAGGTACGTAACAAGATTATGCACCCGAATGGTGGTGTTGCAGAATCGTATCGTTATGATATTCTGAGCATTGGTACTACGGAGGAGCCTAATATTCAGCTTGCCAAGGTTCGCGGTAAGGAAGAGTATCGGGGTTATATGTGGGGATTAACGGCGTAAGCCTTTACACATTTCTCAGTTCCCACAAGCCTGACCCAGGAACAGAAGAGAGGCTTTAAAACAAGGTTAATTGCTGGAAGTTCCTTAGAGCTTTCCTAACTACAACGTAAGTAGCAATACTAAGCGTGAAAGTTTGAAAATAGAAAAGATTGGATAACCAGCAGCCAAGTAATTATAATGATATTTATAATTAAAGGTTCAACGACTATCCCGTTTGGGAGTAGGGGCTAAGTAGCTCCGAAATGCCTTGCCTGACATTTGTCAGTGAAGATATAGTCTGAACTACAACGAAAGTTGTAGATGATATACGGTAACGGTATATCAGTAACGTTTAAATGTGAGAAACCCGTTCACGGGTGGCATGAACAACCCGTACATGTCGTATCCCGAAGACTCGGCTCAGATCCACAAGATGGCTACTCTGGGTGTCTTCATCCTGGATCCGACTCGTACCATGAGCCTGATTCCGAATATTCTTACGGAGTAATAAATTATTAGGTAGGTGGGGGCCAAATCCCACTTACCTTCATTTAAATTAAGGGAGAAGTTATGGATAAGAATTTTAGCAATATTGGTGATATTGATGTTGACACCTCAGTTGATGAGGTAAAAGTTGAAGTACCTAAACCTATAAAGGGTCCTAAGGTAGATAAGAAAGGTGTAGCTACCATTGTAGAGGAAGAGCCGTTAGTAAACTGTCTCAAGAATGAGAAAGTTATTGTACGGTGTATTCTTAAATCTACTGGTAATATTGACAAGCCTACTCACGCTCTCTATGGAGGTATGGCTGAAACCGCAGTTAAAATCTATACGCTACCGCTTCTGATGTCGGGTTCATATAAGAATGCTCTCACTAAAGCTGAGAAAAAGTTCTTAGAAATGGCTATGGGTCTTGAAGATAATGCACTATCTATCTATCGTAAGGAAGATAACTATTGGGAGTCTGACAATGCTATTGTAAGACTTGGGAAGATGGATACAATTCTGGATCTTTCTACCCCTGATGGTTATATTAAATATAAGATTCTGCTAGCTAATTCGGACACTATTGCTCCAAGTTTAGACGCTCTTAAAACCACTCCTAAGGAGACTTATAGATATGTACTTATCCGTGAGGGTGAGGAAGTTAAGACTCTTAATAAGGAGATGAATGTAGCTATGCAGGCATCCTTCGAGCTTGGTAAATTCCTTGAGAATAAACCTGTACTGCGCTTCGCAGTTGAGACTCTTGAAGGTAAACCTGTTTCAGAGACGAGTACTCTTGAGTGGCTACAGGCTCAGGCATTTAAGAATATGCAGAGCAATCCTAAGCTCTTCATTCAGATTCTCCAGGATCCTTATCTTGATACCAAGGTAATGATTAAGGATGCAATCTTCGCAGGTCTTATTAAAAAGCGTGGTGATCTTTACTACAAATCGGATAATACTCCACTTTGTGAAGGTATGGATGATCCTACTATTGCAAATGCTGCTAGGTATATCAATGCTGTCAAGAATCAAGAATATAAGTTAATGCTTGAGGCTAAGATCAAGGCTTCTAAGAAATAATTTACATTATGACTGCAGCGGAACTGATTCAGAAATTTAATCTACATTATGATAATATCTTAAGTGCAGCTGCACCAGGTCTTAATGAGTATGAAATATCATTATTCTTAACTCAAGCGCATAGAGAGGTTGTTTCAAGCTATTATAACGGTACTATGGGTGGTGATACCATCGACAGTACTGAAGCTGTTAAATCGCTCCTTCCACGTTATATTCTTACAGGAACAGCTGTTATTTCACAGCTTATTCCCAATCAGATTGAGGGGCTTAATTCCTATGTTATAGACTTAGATGCTAACGTACTTCAGCTATTAGCTGAGCGTATTAAAGGTCCTAATGATCCTACTTTAAAAACTCGTAATATAGTAGTTAAACCTGTTGATATTGATGAAGCCTATAGGCTTATGAGGAATCCTTTTAGGAGACCTTCAGACCTAAGAGTATGGCGTGTTGATGAGACTACCAATGAAGATACAACGGTACGTCAAGTCACATTAATATCTAATGAAGATCTTGTATCCAAAGAGTTTCAATACATTTATACTTACATGAAAGAACCTGAGCCTATTATACTAGTAGACTTAGATTCATCAGAATGGATTAGTATTGGAGACCTCTCTATTATGGGAGAGCGTAAGGCAAATGTTGATAAAGATACAGCAGCTCAATTAGGAGATAAGATCTCCCCCACCCTATGGGAGTTGATTATAAATCGTGCTGTAGAATTAGCTACACGCGACTATAAGGAGAATAGTTTGAATACACAAATTGCTCTGAATCGCAGAGTTGAATAATTTTAATTAATGTTATAATATGGCAAATTTTAGTGAAAATGCTGTACGGCAGGTTATCACTGCTAAAGCTGCAAGTGATGTAGATGTCATTGATGTAGCTACAGGTACTACTGCTACTGCTGGTGCTGAGAAATTTTACATCACGTATAAGAATGCTGATGGTCTTAAGATGCGCTCTGATATTATCGAGAAGGCCAAGATTCGTCAGTATGCAGCTAGGCCCTATAAAGTAGGCTCGCAACGTACTGTAACGATCAAGGTTGACAAGGAGGAGCTTGCTCCTAATACTGAGTATAGCCTTCGTGTTATGATCCGTGAGGTTATGTCGGGTTCGCAGGAAGATCAGATGGTAGGAGTTGTTTCATTTACTACGAGTTCGGCTACTGATGCAACTGCTCTTTCGAAGGAACTTACTGATGGTCTTGCAGAGCAGATTAATAAGATGTATGGTGTATCTGGTAAGAAATACAATAAGTTGGACTGGCCTGTTCTTGAGGCCGTAGGTGAAACTGGTAGTACTGCAGATACTATTGTTATCAAGGAAGTTGCTGATAACCTGAAACCTTGGATTGTTGGTAAAGTACAGCTTCGTCCTTATAACTTCGACATCTATCCCAACCCCGTTCTCTCGATTTCATCGACTGGTAATACGAACTTTGAGTCGTTTGATTGGATTGACACTTCGGATGTAGATAAGGGGTTCTTTACAAAGACTGTAGGTGGTTCGCTTGGCCATGGTAATGGTAAAGTTGCCGCTGACCTAGAGTACTTCTATCACGGTGAAATTGGTGATTTCTATCGTATGAATAACTACCCGTTGAATATTACTACCAAGTATATGGTAGATCCAACTAAGGGTTATGATACTATAGATCTCGCATTCTTCTACAGAGGGGAGGCTACTTCGCCTCAGGCTTCGGAGAAACAGCTTATGATTCTTTGTGAATCTGAGCAAGCTGGAACTGGGGAGTCTCTGGAACTTGGAACTGTTGCATCCAAGTTGGATACTACTATTAAAAGTATCCTTGAAGCTTAATTTATAGTTTAGGGTAATTACTATAATTAAGTAGTATTTATAAGAGTTAGTGAAAGTTGATTAGAGTAATATTGGGCTACTGCTTACGGGCAGTAGTCCTATTACATATATATTTTGCGCGAAATATATTTATATTTAGTTCAATTAACTTTTAAAACTTTCACTAATTATGGCAGAATTTGCTTCTAAAGGCGTTGGTAATGCTGGTTTAACCCTTGGCATTATTGGTACCGCAGGCTGGTTACTTGGTAACGGCGGCTGTGGTAATGGTTTGTTCGGTGGCCTCTTCGGTAGAGGAAACTGTTGCAATGGTCAGGCTGAACTGGTATCTGCATACCAAGCCGCTGCTGCTAATCTAGCAGCTGAAAAATATGCTGACAATGTTGGCATAGAGTTATACAAAGAAATTATCGCTCAGTCTAATAGAGCTGACCAGCGCCTCGGGGAATACTCGAATCAGCTGGCTCAGGGTATTATTAATCTTGACAAGAAGGTTGCAATGCTTGAAGCTACTCAACCTCTGGTTGCTGAGATTACTAAGCTTAAGTCTGAGAGATACACGGATGAGCGCACCTGGAATAAGGTTGAGGGCGAAATCCGGCTTCCCTACAAGGAGATTTGCTATCCGCCTTATCCGCAGGTAGCTGTTCCTGTTGGTGGTCCCTGTGGCTTTAACTATGGAGCTAACACTGTAGTTCAGTAATTGAATCCAAATAATTTGCGATCATGATGGAACGAACGGTAATAACTAACTTCGGTGAGGGAACTACATTGAATCAAGTTGTTGAATTCAACGTATGTTTCCCCACTCCAGCTAGGACTGACGTAGCACCTACGTCTACGTTAATTCCTACTATTCGTTATACTAGTGAGTTCACGTTGGATTCAACCACTTACTATTTAACGAAAGTAGACCTAGCTCTACAGGTAAGCTATACAGATGTAACTAACATGAGTAGAACTTTTACAGTTCATTCAAGTAATGCTGTCGTGGTACAGAGCTCAACAGTTCCCACTGTTGAGGATATTACCTCGGAAAAGATTATAGGAATGATAATCCCACCTTGTGTATGCAAGGTTACGGAGAATGTAATTAATTCCACTCCTACTGCAGCGATGCTAGCATCGAACAGAGGTTACTTTGTATATGCTATATCTATGAAAGGCACTACAGCTCCTAGTGCATAGTAATTAATAATCTTTACAACTATGTACGGATATCCAGCCGGGTCTCCTTATCAGAGCTTTCAAGCACCGTTGACTAAGGAGAATCAATTACGAATGTTAGAGGGACAGATAGAGGCGCTTAAATCTATGGGAAGTAGTACTCCTCAGTACTCGTTACTAGAGGAAATTAATACATTCTCATCTAACTTAACGGAGGATGAGAAGAAATTAATCGAGAAATCTCCTGAATATTCTGAGGCTAAAAGTAGCTTTGAGTCAGGGTTTATGAGTTTCCTAGGTAGTAAATTTAGCAGCGAATATGTTGCTACGCCTCAAGGAAAAGTAGCCGGAGAGCGGTTACTAGAAGTTATTAAAGATGTTAAGTCTAAGGCTCAGCAAGAGATTGCTGCTAAGCAAGAGAAGCTCCAGAAGGTAGCAGACTTACTGGATAAACATCCTGAATTACTCGATAAAATTAAGTAAACCATGACTGACTTAGAGATATTAAAAGCCGCATTAAATTCGTCGATTAGGACTATAGCCACAAATTTAGGCTTTCCTTACTTAGCACCTGTTGCTATGTATGGTGCCAATAACTTACTTAGTAAGCCTAAGTATAAGTTTATCTTGGATGCCTTAACAGATGGTAATGACAATATCGACATTGAGTCGTTGTCTAATGCTCTTAAAGATACAATGCGTTCGATGCCTAATAAGCCGACCCTGCTGGGTATTACTTTTGGACCAGAAGACATTGACTTGTTTAAAAGAGAGTTCTTAAACATTAAGAGTAAGAATGTCTAGTGTAACTTTTATTCAGAAGATCAAAGAATTCTTTACTCCTAATAAGCAGATTAAATCTCTATTACTAGAGATAGTAACTCTTCAAGAAGATATGCGTGTGAGTTTAGGCCACATAGATTCTTCTCAGAAGGAGATAGCTGAAGCTTTGAAGGATGTTAAGGGAAGTATACTGAGTCTCAAAAGAAGTCATAGCGGTAGAGATAATAAGCACAAATCACTTAAATCTCGTAGTTATGATGAAGAAACACCTGCACGTTAAACTATCTGCAGAGTCAATACTTGAGATGATATCTGAAGCTGCTCATAGTGCTATGAAGAAAAGTCTTGAGGATCACTTCTTGAGTGAGGAAGAGTATAAGGAAATTATACATTCCAGCTCGCGAGATCTTCATGAACTCATTCGTGAGAACTTACATGGCACTGTAGAGTGCAAACTTCTTGATGTCATTAAGCTAATCGAAGCTTACTTTGAAGCCCGTGATATGGACGAAGAAGTACTTATGGTTATGCTTGACAAAAGCAGAGAGTAATTATATATCTAGTATGGAAATGGATTTCGAGAGAGTTATAACCTTCGTTAACGAACTTTATGGCTCATACTTTAAACTTAAGGAGATACATTGGAATACTTATAGTAAATCATTACATTTGCTCATAGATGAGATTAATGATGATCTATTAGAGTATGTTGATGATATTACTGAGAATATTATGGGTCTAAATGACAGTCGTTTTGGTTATGGCATTATCAATCCTAATATTCCAAACACTACAGATCTTAAGGAGATCTTAAAGGTTCTTGCCGCTAAGGCAGAGTATTTAAAGTCTGGTATGACTGCTGGAAGATATTCTGGTATAGTCAATATCTTAGATGATTTTGCTCAGACTATGAACCGTTACATCTACCTTAGTTCCGATAGATAATTATTAAAAATAATAGAAATTATTATTTTTTTACAAAAGTCCTTGGATATATGAAAAATTTTTCGTATATTTGAGGACTTTTAGTTTATAAACTTATATGGTGAAATAATAATTTAACTTAATTTAATATGAACGTTAACGAAATTTTAGAGGTATTTAAGGTTAAACCTTATCTTGTACGCATGGGAAAAGGTTCTCTATCGAGACGATTACATGTATCTAAGGAAGATATTGTTGAGGCTAAGAAACTTTATCGTAATAATAACTTAGTACAATCTATTAGAAAGGCTCCTAATATTCTTATCTTAGACATTGAGACTGCACCTATGAAAGGTTATGTATTTAGCCTATGGAAAGACTCTGTAAATTTGGATAAACTTCTTGCAGATTGGTATATTATCTGTTGGTCAGCTAAGTGGTTATTTGGCAGAGAAGTCCTAGGAGATTGTCTTACGAGTGCTGAAGCTAAAGCTCAAGATGATCGTAGAATTGTTATGAGCTTAGCTAAACTTTTAAATGAGGCAGACATTATTATTACTCATAATGGGAAGAGGTTTGACTTGTTGAAGATTAATGCTAGGATGTTAATACATAGACTTCCTCCTGTTAAACCTTATCAGAATATTGATACTTTAGAAGTTGCTAAGAGGCAGTTTGGCTTTACATCGAATAAGTTAGATTACTTAGCTAAGATTCTTGGTGTAGATACTAAGCTTGACACAGACTTTCAGCTGTGGGCAGATTGTGTAGATGGTAAGCCTGAGGCATTAAAGTATATGTTTAAATATAATAATTGGGATGTCGAATGTCTTGAAGCTGTATACCTTAGACTACGACCTTGGATTCGCTCGAATGTTAATCTTGGGCTGTATTATGAATGTGATGAGCCAGTATGCCCGAACTGCGGTTCTCATAATCTCACTGAAGAGGGCTTTTATTATACATCGGTAAATAAATACCAGGTATACCGTTGTGAGTGTGGTGCTGTATCTAGGGCAAGAACCTCCGAAGTTCCTAAAGATGTTAAAGAAGTTTTATTAAATGGAAACATATCTTAATGACGAAATTTGGAAAGATGTTGAAGGATACGAGGGATTGTATTTAGTCAGTAATAAGGGTCGTATATGCCGTATTTTAAAAGGCCGGAGTGACGTTAATGGTTATAATACAATAACATTATGTGATGGAAATGGAGGGTATAAAGATGCTAAAGTACATAGATTAGTGGCTCAAGCTTTCATCCCTAACCCTCACAATTATCCTATCATTAATCACAAAGATGAGTGCCCTGGTAATAATCATGTAGAGAATTTAGAATGGTGTACCTACAGTTATAATATTAATTATGGGAACGCTAATAAATCTAGAGCAGAGAAGCAATATAAAGCAATCTATGGTATTAACATTGATACTAAAGAAATTATAGAGTTTTCTTCTCTTACTGAGGCTCGTAAACATGGATTTAACCATAAAGCAATAAGCATGTGTCTAAGAGGGCATAGTAAGAAAAGCCAGGGATATTACTGGTTTTATAAAGAATAATTAATATGCAAACCTATCGTGAGTGTGTTTACATGATATTTGATGAGCTTAAATTAGATTCTGATGATTCTAGAATTGAAGTAGAACATATCATCTTTTTACTTAATAAATATCGTGCAATATTAGCTAAGCAAAGATACGGTGGTACCAAGAGGGATGTCCCTCTTGAGTACTACCAAATCTGGGAACTGGGTCAGTTAGACCTACCTGCCAACAATACTGATGTTCGTAGAACATTTAGCTTTAAGAAACCAGTTCCACCTATTTTAAATCTACATGGTGTCCTATTAGAGACTTCTATCTCTTACCATACAGCTCCTCTTGAAGAGCATTGTATTATTGATGGCGCCCCTCTAGACCTTTATATACAATCTACATCATTTGTAGAGAATAACATTGATGTTAACTTTATAAATCCTGATAGATTCAAATACCTTGGTTATAACAAATGGTTAACATCGCAGCCGTATGCTACCATTGGTTATGACCATAAGTTGTATATAAGCTCTACTGCTAATTTCCTTAACGGCAAATACTTTAGGATACAGGGAATCTTTGAGAATCCTACTGATTTCCAGGATACCACTGATGGTAAATTAGATATGTATTTCCCTGTAGAGCAAGCATTAGTTCAGCCTATCATAGATCTTATTATCAAAGAACTTGGTAATGTATTATACTTACCTAAAGATGGTGAGAATGATTCTTCGGATGGCTTATCTATACCTATGGGAAGTTATCAACCTCCTAAGGTTCGATCTAAAACAACTGTTGATGAATAATGGAGTACAGTGAATTTCTAAAGCAGGTTAAGAAAGTAAGTAGCTCAAGAACGTTTAAAATTACCAATTCATTTAGTATTAAAGGTGCTTATAAGTGGTATCGTAATCATAGACCTAAGAAGTCTAAATATGTCCTTCAAGAAGGGCAGTTTTACGCGATTATACGCACTATAAATGATATGTTGGCAGATGCCCTTGTTCGTGGAGAAGAAGTGAAATTTCCGGCTCGTATGGGCCTTTTAGAAATTCGTAAGTATCACATTGAACCATATCTTAATGAGAAGGGAGAGCTCATTTACAAAGCTCCTGTAGATTGGGGGGCAACCTTAAAATTCTGGTATGAGAATCCTGAGGCTTATAAGAATAAGATTACAATTAAGGTCGAGAAGCACGACAATTATAAGATTGAGTATAACAAGTCCAAGGCATGCTTTAAGAAGAAGTCTTACTATATGTTTCAACCTAATAGGGCTTTGAGGATAAAAGTTCACCAAGCAGCTAAGGATGGCCAGCTCGATGCATTTGAATATAATTATTGGAAAGATGGCAGCAGAAAGGTACGTTAGCCTAAAGGTCGTTGCAGACCAGTTACATCGAAATCCCTTAATGAATGGGATAGCATTTGAAGCTATCTTAGATTACACTGTAGATTTCCTACAGATAGTAGGTGTTCCTGCGGATTTCATAGATAAGTATTACTCTATAGAGTATAAAGATTACAGAGCTCCTCTTCCTGAAGACTATGTAGAGTGTAATCAATTAATGATTGATAATCGTGTAGCCAGATGGGCTACTGATACATTTCATAATCTTTATAGTGATACTAAGACTACAGGTAATTATTGCATTAATGATAAGTTACCCAGGTCTGTAGATTATACCTTTACTATTAATAATAGCTATATATATTTGTCTAAGGAGAAGGGTAAGATTGAGATGTCTTACAAAGCTATTCCTGTAGATGAAGATGGGTATCCAATGATTCCTGATAATCCTGTATTCCAACGAGCTCTTCGTATGTTTATTGAGAAGGAGCATGCTAGAATACTTTATCTAAATGATAAGTTGGATGGTAATAAATTCAGTAAGATTGAGCAAGACTACTGGTGGGCAGTTGGTCAATGGGAGACTGATTCTCGTAAGCTTAATCTATCCAAAGCTGAAGCACTCTTTAACTCCTTTAGAACTCTTATTGTACGAGATACAGAGTTTAACAACCGATTTAGGAATGACGGGGCCAAAGAGAGATTAATACGTCATTAATTATGGAGATTAAAAGAACACAGCTTGTAGTGCGAGGCATGCAGCAAGATCTTAGCATCTCGAAGTTTAACCCTGAGTTCTCCTATGAGAATCGTAATATTAGAATCACTGCTCGTGAGGATAGCTCATTGTTATCTGTAACTAATGAGCGAGGTAATAAGAAGTTTACTAAGTTTAGTAGTAAAGCGGTTGATAGAAGAGACGATGTTATTCTTACAGCATCCTACTTTAAAAATAATAGTAATTTTTCTGAGCTGCACATATCAGCTTCTAAACCTACGGCATCGTTAATTAGGATTAATGTAACACTTCTTCGAAGTGATGGTCAAGAGGTTTTTACAGGAATATGGTTTGAAGAAGGGCAGACTAATAGTGGTATAGAATTTTCTGATAATCCAGGAGCTACCATTACTAAGTTGAGCATTGGAGATCAGTATAAGAGCGATAAGAAGTATTTCTATTATCTCAAAGATACAGTAAACTCTTCTAATAATGATGTAATTCCAGAATCTCATCCTTATATTGAAGGAACCTTTAATGGAAACTTTAAGGGAACCTGTATAGGTTATGCATCTCTTAATAAATATATTATTCTATTTACTCATGATTCTAATAATGTAGATAGAATTTATAGAGTTAAGGATTTAAGTGAAGTAATGTTAATGTTTGAAGGTGACCTTAACTTTAGCCTTGAGCATTTAATAGATACTATGCCTATCTATGAGTCTGAAAGTACTCAAAAGGTTTATTGGACAGATGGGTATAATCAACCTAGAGTTATTAATTTCATTAAAGATCCTGAGCCTAAGAAGTGGGGGAATACATCTTATTACGACTTTTCTCCTTCTATAGAGCCTTATAATTTTATTGAAGTTTCTAAGAATGATACAGGCGGAGAATTTGCTCCTGGAGTAATACAATATGCTTTTACATACATTACAGATTGGCAGGGTGTTGAAACTAATATTGCTAACACTAGTGGTTTAAATTATATCTCATATCCTACTAGAGGAGCTAAGAAAGATGAGACTTGTTACAATAGTTTCTCAATAAAGCTCTTCGGATTAGACCAGAGATATAAGTATATTAGGGTATATTCTATTCACAGAACTTCTTTAAATGCTACTCCTACTGTAAAAATTATTGGAGAATATAATATTCTTCCTACTACAGGAACTTATATTCCCTACCCTGAGTTAAAGAATGATCTACTTACCAAGGTAAGAACTATTCCAGAGTATGCTAATGCTACCTATGAAGATAGTTATCCAAAACTATCTTCTTCATTTAGTATCTTGGCAGATAATATTGATAATTGGTATCATATTAATATAAGATCTGTAAACAATGGTACTATTACACTACAAGATATATTAGAGCATTTATGGAAGAATTCTTCATACTATGTAGATGTTGTAGATACAGGAGTTGTAGGTACTAATACTGATTCTACAGAACTCTTATATAAGAATAATCCAGAGGCTATTATTTCTACTATGGCTAGTAAAGACTCTGCACTTTTTGTAGGTGGGTATACTATTCCTAGAGATAGTAATGGATTTGATTCAATCAATCTATATCAAGAGTTTCTTTCTGGAACTAATAAAATTTCTTTAGAGTTAGGCAGGAGCAGTAGTTTATCTAAGATTACATGTAGATTTATAGCTCAGTATAATGTTGCCTCTGATATCACGATTAGGGTTAACTATAGTGATAACACAACTGATTCTTATTCTATTCCCGAGGGAAATAAACAATCGGCAAGTCGCACTATTGCCTCTACTGTCACAATTATTTCCTATGAGATATCTAAGAGCACAGGATTAAAATATTATACTGATAGTAAATATACATATTATCTAGATAATGAAAATCCCCCTGAATCTTTACTTATAGAAGGTTCTGTAGGATCTTATCGTTGGGATTATAGAGATCCTATAGAGATAGAGGAGGCCTCAGAGGTAGGTACCTATACCTATACTCCTTATACTCTAAGTAAGGGATCTTATTGCAAGCATTTTAAGAGGGGACAACCTTATAGATTTGCTATACAAGGTCAACTTGAGAATGGTCGTTGGGGAGACCCTATAGTTATTAAAAACTTAGAGGATGGTTATTTAGTTCTCCAAGACACTGAGGATAATAATCTAATCTATGAGTTAGATAATGTATGTACAAAGTCATTTGTACTGGATCCTGTAAGAAACGAAGATAACTCTATTTATAACTCCATTAAACCGGATGTTCAGAAGTATCGGTTTCCTTCAATAGATAATCCTTCAGAGTGGCGAAGTACTTCCAATATTAACTATAGTCCTAATAAGAATGCTTTTGTATATATGCCTTCACTGTTAGGAAAACCTGAGGATAATAAGAATAATTTTAAACCTTATACACAAGTTCCTAACTTAGCTAAGTATATATATAATGATAAGGATGTTCAGGAGTTATCACAGTCTTATTATTACTATAAGGAATGGGATAAAATAAGTGGAAAAATTTCTCAATCTATGTGGAGATCTGATCTTCGCAGACCTTCTGCTCGCGGAGTATTTTTCGGTAACTCACAAGGTTTTGATCCTACAGAAGATCTTAGCTTGCTAGAAGATAATTCCACATTTACTGATCTAACAGATCAAGAGTATCAGACTAATTATACTAATTTGTTTTTAAATAAACTAGTAGTTAAACTTTCTAATACTATATGTAAAGATCTTTATAATAGAGGTTATCGTAGGGTACGGCTTCTTTATGTAGAACCTACTAAAGTTAATCGTAAATATCCTGCCCAAGGAATTTTAACCAATACAGTTTTTATTCCTAATTTAAGAGCCACAAACTCTTGTTGGTCCTATACTGATTATTTATCAAGGCCAAGAGAAGTTTACAGAGTTTGGAATGAGAAATCAAAGTTTTTTAAGAACTGGGGTAAAAAATCTGGACAGCGGTGGATAGGAGATAGTAGTGGAATTACAGCTGAAAAGACTAGTAGTGGTGGTACTATAGCACACTGGTTAGCATCTCCTTATTTTTACCCAATGATTCATAATTTTACACTACAAGATGGTGCTGAAAATAATGAGTGGCTAGAGAATGCTTTTCTTCTGTGGAATATTCGACCTAACTATGGTCACCTTATGGGTACTATCTATGAACAGCCTAGAAGTAATAACAATACTAAGGAATATGTATGGGGAAATAAAGGAGGAATTGGGAACTTCTTAAATGATACTGAGGATAACGGAGGGACTGACAATGATAATGACATGAATTATTATCCTGATGTGCAGATCTATACACCTAGGGTTATTCCTGAAGCTAACTTTAATAATATACTTTTTGATGATAGTATCCTAGATTTTTGGAGTCCTGATGTAGAGTATCAGGAGGTGGATAAAAACTATTTTGAAAATACTGTTGAAGGCTTTCAAATTAGGGGACTATCCTTAGTAACTAGTACTACTAATAGTAATTATATTATTAAAGATAACAGTAATGTTATAGGCCTTATTGGATATAGTGATGTGTCTAATTATTCTCCAGTACATACTGTAAAATCTTTAAAGGGTAAGGGACTTAGTAACCTTTATTATGATGAGAGTGAAATTGTAGATATAGGCTCTGGAGTTCATAGACTAATAATAGGAACTCCAGGAGTTTGGGCACCTGGGAATTTTCTTAATGATAATATTTCTTGGGCATCTTTAAATGCTTCTGGAAAACCTGACTCTTCACCTGCAAAATTATTTAAGGACAAGATCTTTTCTTTCAAGAAGTATTGCTTAGATACTACTATTTTTAAAGATTTATCATCATTATATTATGATATAAATAAACCGTCTCTCTTTATTAATGGAGATTCTATAAGGTCTATATCTCTATATAAGACAGCTTATTCTGGTGAGGAAGTTACTTATAATCCTGGTATGGATGAGTTACTCCTACAACTTGGTACAGGAACAACTATTAATTCTAACATACCTATAAAGTATAGTGCTAATACTCACCTTACATTCTCACTTCCTCCTAAGAAAGAATTGTTTGTAAGCTTCAATGGAGTTGCTGCTTCTACTAAGGTTGTAGATCCCAAGACCAAAATATTACCTACTCTTCCAGAGTTTAGTGCTTATGCAAAGTTTCATAACAATAATAAGATCATTGGTGACTATACTAGAGAGCTGTCTTTATTAAATATTAATTGGTGGCCTTCTAAGAACTCAGATCGCCCTGATATTTATAAGAATGAAGCTTATAGTGTTACAGATTCTCGTAAAAGAGGTGAATGGAATGAACCCTGGAAAGTTTCTCTACAAGTAAACAGACCTCTTACTGCTGATATTACTGTGTGGTTTAAGTATAGACTAGGATTCTGGAAAGCTAAAAAAACTTCTAAGACTGGAACTGGTACTATTACTCTTAAGAAAGGTGATTCTAGTGCTATTGTAAAGTTTGCGGAATCATGGTTTACCAAGAGAAATTGGTCTACTATAGAAGTATTAGATTATAATATTAGCAACGTAGGGGGTGATTATATTAGATCTACTGACAAGATGTGTGCTACTAGTCCAGATCAATTAGTAGTTCTTGTAAACAAGAGTGTTTATATTAATGCGGAGAAAAGAATTGCTTCTGACCCCTTCTATATTGGAAGTTATGGTCAGTATGCTACAGAAATGATTGATCCTCTAGTAGGAGAAATCTTAGATCCTGTCTATGATAATGTAGCTATTCAGAACCTAATCTTTCAAAGAAATTTACCCTACTTTACTCTAGTAGATTTAGTAAGGTCTGATGCATTCATATATGCAGATTGGACAGATAATAATCTGTATCAGCAGGTATGGACACCTTGTGGTAAGCCTGCAATTCTTCCGGAACCTGATGATAATGATATATGTATTGTAGAGGCTACTGAGGGAGATGTTTTTGTAGGTAGATATGATTGTTTACGAGTTGCCTCGCCTTTAGAAGATCCTCAACGATTTAATGATATTATATCCTTCGTATGTGAATCTTATACTAATACCGATGGTAGATCTGATGTTAATCGTTACTTAACAGATACTCGGGCTATGAACTTTGAAAACTTCGGGTTATTAAATGAAGTATATAGTCAATCAGACAATTATTTTACATTTAATAAAGATGATGAGAGGACGTTAGAATCTACTGGTAAATTTCCAAATCAATTTTCCTGGACTCTTACTAAGAATCCTAATAGTCTTGTAGATAATTGGACTAACTTGACCTTTGCCTCTACTTATAATTTAGAGGGAAAATATGGTAAACTTACTAAACTTGTTATGCATAATAACCAGTTATATGCATTCCAAGACAAAGCTATTTCTAATATACTTTATAATACAAGAGTACAAGTTCCTGTCTCCGATGGATTACCTATAGAACTAGCTAATAGTAATAAGGTTAATGGTGTTAGATATATTTCTACAACATCTGGAGCTCAGAATAAGTGGTCTATTGCTACTAATCGTAGTGGCATATATTATATAGATCATGCTAAGAAGAACCTTAACCTAATCTCTGCAGAGGGTATTAAGGAGATTACTAGTTCAGCTGGATTTGCCAAGTGGGCTCTTAATAACCTAGGATATTCTACTGGTGAGCTTAATCTACAAGAGGGTATGTCTAATTGGAAGATTAGCAGGGATAGTATTCATGATGATGTATATGTTCATGATAAGAATGAATGCTTAGTATTCTCCGAGAGATTAGCAGCTTTTACAAGCTTCTTTGACTATAAGAATATCCCCTTCATGTTTAGGCAGGATGGTAAGTTCTTAAGTATATTCTCAGAGAATGATTCTACAGAGCTCTATGAACAAAACGCGGGTAATTATAATCAATTCTATGGAAAGTCTAAGGTTACTTCTTATATAGATTATATAGTAAATCCTGAGATGTCTAGGGATAAAGTATTCAACAATATTGAGTTTAGAGCAGACGCTTTCAGACTTGAGAATGGTGAATATACTAAGTATAATCCTAATAGAACTTTAGATCATATTCATGTTAGAAATGAATTTCAGGATACAGGAGATGTAGCTTTACTACAGTATAAGAATCTTCAGAAGAAGTTCCGAATGTGGAGAGCTTATATACCTAGGGATACTAAAGAGATTGAGAATTATAAACTCAATAGAATTCGTAATCCGTGGATAAAGATGAAGTTATCTTATACTCCTACTGAGGAAGAGGATAATAAGTTAGTACTACATGATTTAATTGTTAATTATACAGTATAATGGCTGAAACTAAAAAAGCTGATAAATTTCAGAAGGGTGTTGGTATAGCCTCGGGAGCCATCGGGGCTACTACCTCTCTTCTAGGTAACTTAGGAGGGGGGGATGAGATAGAAGCTCAGGCGGATGCTCAAGTAGATCAGACCAAAACTCAGATGTCTAAGAGTGCCCTCTCTGGATGGATTGCTGACTGGCAACCCCAATCTGATGAAAGCATGGGCTTAGCAGGATTCTCAGGAGCTCTATCAGGAGCATCAGCCGGATCATCGGCAGGTCCTTGGGGAGCATTAGCTGGAGGAATTGCTGGTCTAGCAGGGGGACTCTTTGGAGCCTCAGATCGCAATAGGCAGCGCGAGGAAGCTAACCGGAGAGTTTCTCAAGCTATGATGGCTCAAAATACTCTTCTTAGTCAGAAGGAGGCTCAGAATGCCCTTGCTAACATAGTAGCCCTTGGTGGATGGGTAGGTACTCATGGAGGTGACTATCCTACTGGGTTTAGTGAGTTTAACGAAGGAGGTTCCCACGAAACTAATGCTAATGGCGGTATTCTACAGGGAATAGATCCCAATGGTAATCCTAATCTTGTTGAGGAAGGTGAAACTAAGTGGGATAATTATATATTCTCTAAGAGATTAAAAGTACCTAAAGGTTTTGGTAAAGCTTATGACCTTGGAAGGGTAGATAAGAAATCTTATGCTGATGCATCTAAGAAACTCTCTAAGGAGAGTGAGGAAAGACCTTTTGATCCTATAAGTACGAGAGGTAGAGATGCTATGCTAGGAAGGCTTCAGCAAGCTCAAGAAGCTCAGAAATATATAGATAAAGCTGATGAAGCTATGAATGAAATATTTGATATAAATGAACTTGGTGACATTCTCTATGCCGAAGGTGGTGGTATACATATTAAGCCTTCAAAGCGTGGTACGTTTACTGCAGCTGCTAAGAAACATGGTAAAGGGGTTCAAGAATTTGCTCGTCAAGTCTTAGCTAATAAAGAGAATTATTCGTCTGCTATGGTTAAGAAGGCAAACTTTGCTCGAAATGCTTCTAAGTGGCATGATGATGGTGGATGGTTACAGAGTGCAGGACTCTTTGCTCCCGCTCTCGCGAATGTAGGTAATCTTGTCTCAGATATTGTAAGTAAACCTGAGCAAGCTTCTTTAGGAAGAATGGATTTAAGTCCTTATATTACACGTCGACGCCTACCTTATGAACCTATAGATCGAGAGTACATGGCTAATAAGTATAGAGCTCAGGCTGGTGCTACTGCAAGGGGTATTGTTGACAGTTCTGCTGGGAACCCTGCATCTGCAAGAGCAGCACTCGTAGCTCATAATTATAATGCCTTAAATGCTTTAGGAGACATGTATATTAAGTCAGATGAAGTTAATCGTCAGCGCAAGAAAGAGTCTATCATGTTTGATGCAGAGCAAGATCGTCAGTTGGCAGCTTTATCTGGACAACAACAGCAGTTTAACCTTGGTCAGGAACTTAGAGAGTATGATATTAATGCTCGTAATAGAGCTGCTCGTCGTAGTGGAATTCGTGAGGGCACTAATGTTGTAGCAGGTAATATTGGAGAAACCTCAAGGTATCTTCAGAATTTGGAGACTATCCAGAATATGTTCCCCCTCTACGGAACTCCTACAGGAAGATTTACTGGAGGTGTTGATGCTCCTACACCTACTAGAACTACTATAGATCCTAAAATTGCCTGGGATTTTCTTAACACTCCCTCAAATTATGGAGCTAAGGGAGGATTCCTCTTCGACCCTGAGGTTGAGAAATTTCTGAAGAGTATTAAGAAAGGAGGTAAGTAGATGGCAATTTCAATGTATGACCGTCTAGAGTATGGTGATTTCAAACTTCCATCTCTACAAGAAATAATGATTGCTCCTCAATATCTTACTCAAGAGCATGAGAAGATGGAGGATGCCTTTATGCAAAATCAAGCTCTTGCTGCTGATGCTGCTACAAGATTCCAACCTGGAGTTGATGATGCAGCTATTCAAGCCAATCAACAGTTTCAGTCCTCTGTAGAAGCTGATATAAATGATCTTTCCAAGAATGGGTTAACTCCTGGAATTAGACGTAGATTGTTACAACGTAAGAGTGATTTTACTAATAACATTCTTCCTTTAAATAAAGCAGCTATTGATAGGGAACAGTGGGCTAAGGTAGCTAGAGAAGCTCAGCTAAGAAATCCTTCTTTAATAGTTCGAGATCCTATGAAAGTTGGTCTCGATAAATGGATTTCTGATCCTACATCTAGAGAGCTTAGACCTGTTAGTGGTCAGGAGATTTACGAGAGAACTCGTCAGGAAATGATTCCTATTAGTAAGTACATTTCTCAGAATCTTCCTCAGCTTACTAAGACTGGCTTACCTTATAAGTATTGGGCTATGACCCAAGCTGGCGCTACCCCTAAAGATATTGCATTAGCTTTAAATAAAGAGCAGGGTATAGACCTTGCTAAAGCTGCTCCCCTCGCCCAACTTATTAGAGATGCTGCTAATAAGGTTATTACCTCTACGGGAGTATATGACTATTATGGAGCTAGTTCTAATGAGGCTCAAAGAGCTTGGGAATATGCAGCGAGTGCTTTTAATACAGCCTTAGGAGCTGCTAAAGTTGATGGAATCTCTGATGACTTCAGCATGCGTATGGCTCTTGAACAAGCTAAGGAACGTGCTTTAGCTAGGAGAGCTGCTGGTAAAAGCAAGAATACTAATCTTTCAGGACTATATTTCGCAGATAAATATGGGGCTGCTATAGATGTTCCTCAGATTAAAGAACTTCAGGATTTGAGAGAAGCTATTGCCAATCCTTCTAGCTTAGGTAATCTTTATTCACCTACAGTAGGAGCAGGAGCAGCAAGCTCTTATCAAGGTTCTAACTTATCCTCACCTGTAGTTATGGATAAGACTCTTAAGAAATTTGGCATTGATCCTGCTAAATATACTACTAAGGAAGCACAGCTCAAGGCTATTGATAATGAGATTGATAAGTTAGGTAAGAAATATGGATATACTACTTATGATGATCCTGACTTAAAGAAGGGCTTTATTAATAGAGTAATACCTGCTATAACTACGGGATCTTTACAAGTGTTTGGATCTTTAGAAAACGCTCTTGAAGGTACTAATGCTCTTCAAGATAGTAAGTGGTTTGGGAAAGATGCAGGAGATCTTATTACTAAACTTAATAATAAAGATTCTAATTCTTTCTCTATAGAACCACTTGATAATTTTGGTGTAGTTCGTATACGTGATGGTAAAGATACTTTCTTTATAAGACCTGAAGATATAGATCAAAGTGAGATTGGTTATTATAATGCTTTAAGAAAGGTTAGAGCTATGAGTGATGAGGAATATAATACAGTATATAATCAGACTTATAATGATATATTAGAAGCAGAATCTAGAGGTGATGTGCAGTCTTATATGCAGTACATAAACTACTTAGAATTCTTATCAGAACTTAGAGATTCAACAATTCCTAGTCGAACAAAAACCGCTGCTATAACTACTGGAGAAAATAAAGCAATTCAATTTGAGTTTAAATAATTATGGATGAGAATTTAAAGAAACTTAATGATGCACTATTCCAGATAAGTCAGGAGAAAGCTCAGTTCGATAATATCCAAGGACTACCGGGGGTTAATAGATTAGCCCCCAAGTCCTATGGGATGAATGAGTTTCTCACTGAACAGGCTCAGCATGATGTAGACTTCTCTCGATCAATATTTGGGGATGAGTCTAATATTGGTCAAGAATATTTACAAGCTGCTAATGGTAATCCCTCTTCGTATGATGAGGGTATTACTGAGCTTAATCAAATGCGAGATCTTAATGCCTTTAGAGCTAATGAACAGTCTGGATTTTTAAAAGCTACCAATGCTATAGTTAGTGGTGCTATTAGTGGTCTTGCTACAGCTCTTGAGGACATTGGTTATATCCTTGACCTTGAGGGTCATTACAATACCTGGAATAAGCTTGATAATGACCGTGATAATTGGTTGTCTAAAGCTATGAGACAATTTAAAGAAGGCCTTAATGAAGCTATGCCTATATATGAGACTGAGAGTGATAGTGCTTTAGGCCAGTTCTTTAAGTTCAGTACTCTAAAGGGCATGATTGACTCTGTAGTAGGCTTTGCTATTCCAGGAGGTCTTGTATCTAAAGGTATTGGGGCGGCTGTTAAACTTAGTAGAGCAGGATCTTTAGCTGCTAGAGGACTTGCTAAGATGAATGCTTCTGCAGGTACCAAGGTACTTGCAAATTCCCTTGGGGAAATAGCTAAAGATGTTGCTGCTGGTACTATTACTAACTATGCTGAAGGCCAGATGATGGCTATTGAGTTAGGAGAAAATGCTAAGCAGCATTATATTGAATCTAAGGCTCAAGAATACTATGAGCAATTTAAAGATGCTCCTATTCCTCTCAGTATTGAAAATGCTCGTAAGCTTGCTGAAGATGAGTTTAATAATGACACTGAGGTACAAGCTAGAATAGGCAAAGAACAGGCTGAATTCGTCCGTAACAATAGAATATTCATGCTAACAGATGCCATAGGTCTTCATGGTCTCGTTAAGAGTAAAGGAGCTTTTAGGCAAGCACTTCTTACTAATCCTAAGGAGAAACTTAAGGCTATTAAGAACCTAGGTAAGCTTTCTGCAGATAATATACTTATTCAGGGAGCTAAGGAAGGTGCCGAAGAAATTGGCCAGAATATTCTTCAAATGGAGGGAGAGTATCAAGTTCGTAAAGCTACAGATACTTTAACTAAAGAAGATGAAGAGCTTGGTGATACTTTCTTTGACAGGGCATTAGCCTTTGGTACTTCTAAGCAAGCTATTGTTGAGGGCTTAATGGGTGCTGTAACTGGTCCTGGTCAACGTGCTGTATCAAGAGTTGTTGCCAACATAACCTCAGGAGATCCTTTTGGTAAACTTCGTAAGGAGCAAGAATTCCAAGCTTATACTAGGCAGCAAGACTTTGTAAAGACTCTCAATAATCGTCTTACAAATATTGTCCAAGCTGAGGCATTGAAAGCTGAGGCTATTTCTAGAGGTGATGAAGTTACTGCAGATGCTATTTGGAATAAGGAAGCTACTAATCTTATTAGTGAATCTATTGAGAATGGTACCATTCAGGCTCTAGAGAGATCTACAGAAGATATTATTTCTGACCCTAATCGTACTGCTGAGGAACGAGAGCAAGCTCAGAAGTTTAAGAAGTATATTAGTCAGGCTGAGAATGAATATATAATAGCTTCTCATAATCCTAACAGTCATGAGATCTATGATAACCGCACAAGACATAATGTTCTTCAGATGTGGAGTAAAGATCTGCACAAAGATATTCAGTCTAAACTCACAGATCTTAATGATGCTCTTAGTGCTAAATCTCCTGCCTATAATGTAAGCCTAGATAAGAATTTTAACTTCTCTGAACCTAATGCTAAGACTTTAGCTCAAGCTGAGGCTCCTGAAGCTTATAAGGCTTTAGATGATCGTATTAAGCAATATAGAGAAGTTAAGAAATCTCTTGATGAATCTGATAAGGAATATAAGGAGATTACTAAGAAAGATTATCAGGAGAAATGGTTGGAGAATGAAGTTGAGAGACTTCAAAAGATTGCCAAAGAAGCAGAGCGTCAGGCTGTAGAATCTAAGGTAGATAAGCCTCTAATGATGTATGATGAGAATAACCAACCTGTCTTTACTAGTAGAGCTAAAGTAGTTAAGGACGGAGATGATTATTTCCTTCGTGGTTATGATGATGAAACTAACACTTATAGTATTCCTCTTCTCAAGGAAGATAATACGGAGCGTCCTGTAAATTCTGCAGATTTAGAAGCTTATAGAGAGGAAGAACCTACTACTCCTGAGGCTACTCCTACTGATGAACCTCCTGCCCCTGAAGTCAAATTTTTTACTCCAGCTGAACGTACAGCATTACGTAAAGAAGTTGATACTATTAAGAACTTAGATGATCTTGCCATCTGGAGAGAGAGATATAATAACAATTCTACTTTGAGTGATGAAGCTATTGAAGAAATTGAAGAGCTTTATAGCAGAGCTCAAGATAGAATTATTAAGGCTGAGGGTGAGAAGATTGATGATATTACTCCAGAGAATGTTGATGGTCAGGAAGTAGAATTCGTTCGTTCTGAAAGTCTTGATACTCCTGAAGCTAAGGATGCTCTGTGGGACCCTCCCAAGAGATCTGCAGAGAATTACTGGAGAGGTTCTAAAGGATCTGATATTGCTAGTCGTGAGAGTGGCAATGAGGACCAGATACGATGGTTTGACTTCTTAGATAAACATGATGCCTCTCAGTATAGAGGTATCATTGTACCTTTCAAATACGAGGGTAAGACTGCTGGTAGACTAATATTAACTGATCAGGCTGGTAACTTTATAGATGCCAATGGTCAATCTATAGGTAAAGAATTTGATCCTAAGAAAGCCGTTTATACTACTGTTGCTGATCCTACTTCAGATGCAGACGGTAAGTATTATGGTACTCAGAAAGACTTTGATTTCTATAAAGATATTTATCTTAGAGATGTCTGGAGCCATATTGAGAATGGTGTAAGTGTGCCTGTAGTTATTCAGGGTACAAGTGCTGGTATTATTGATGATAATTATCGAGATGATGTTATTAAGAAGCCTGCACAACTGAGACCTCTTGAAGAAAGTCTTCCTGCTAATATGGAGATAAATACTTTAACAGTATATATTTCTAGTACAGGTCGAATTGTTACTGAGAATGGACAGGCCTTTACAGTACCTTCAGGTACTATGGCTATCCATGATTCTACTAATAATAACTTCTATAGAGCTAACTCCGTACCTATCCAGGGGGAGACGAAGCAATTCTTACTAGACCTATTTAGACATTACATAGCTAAATCTATTAAGGGCAAGTCCTATGTAAGTAATGATAAGTATACCTATAGAAATGGTAAGGAATACATTCATTATAGTTTTATAGGTATTCTTAGGGATTTACTTAGATATAATAGTTCTGGTGACCCCGCTCGTACTTTATATAATATAAAGGATAAGGATGGCAAGGAGACTGTTAGATGGAATATTGGAGATAAAGAAATTGATGCGGCGGTTAAAGATGCTCAAGGTAATTATGTTATTAATGAAGAATTTATTACTACTGTAGATAATTTTTTAAGCAAATCTTTCTACAACCCTCGTTATTCCAAGATAGATCCTCAGAGTACTGAACCTTATTATTTCCCTCATAAGATTAATAAAGATGGTACTCTTAATGTCAAGAAATATCCTAACTATCATGCCTTTGTTAGAGAGCGCTTAGTAGACTTTGTAGTAACTCCTAATAGTCCATATGCTCATGCAGAGAGATATGTTATTTATGATCCTCTAAATGTTAATGAAGCACAACCCTTTGAAGATTCGAAGAGTGAGGAAAATAAGACTTTAGCAGGTGTTGCAAAAACAATTATGAGGGGTACTCCAGTAAAAATGCTTCTTACTTTTACTAATCCTAATAATGGTAATTTAAATGAGGTAGAATTTGAAGCGTCATTTAATGGAGAAACTTTTGCCAGCTCTAATCAAAAAAATTCCTTTAGTATAGTAGCTGCAGATCAAATGTATCAGCAGTCTATAAAGGCTAATACTTCTTTTGAAGATGTTACTAAAGCTACTCAAGCTTATGTAGCTAGTCTAATGGGTATTAAAGATGGGACTAAGTTTAATATGAAGCTTACTGTAGCTGAAGAACCTCAGTCTGCATCATTAGATACTTCTATACAAGTTCCTTCTTCAACAAATCCTATAATTGCCAATATAGAGAAGCGTATTGCCGAGACTACTGATCCTACTATTAAGGCTCAGCTTCAGAAAGCCCTAGAGATGGCTAAGACTGTGAATATTGACAGCAATCTTGAAGGCACCCACGTTCTCACAGATTCCAAATTCCGTAGGACTTATGAGAAAATGAATGATTCTGCTGCTGAGGAATTGGAGAAAGCTGGTGAATGGTTTAAGAAGAAGTTCCCTGGTATTGACTATAAGATTATTAAGTCTGCTATTATTAATAATGTAGCTGGTAAATTTGAGGATAGTGTAGTTACGGTATATCAAGGTACTGGTACGAGGACTGTCTATCATGAATCTTTTCACGTAATATTAGACTGTTTACTAACAGAAGATGAGCGTACGAGGTTAATTGATGAGGCTCTTAAGAATGAAGATTATAAGGAAGATTTTGAATCCTTAAAACCTTTATATCCTACCTTATCTCAGAGAGAATTAGCAGAAGAAGTTTTAGCAGAAGTCTTCGCAGATTATATGGTTACTGAAGATGAAAGTAACTCTTTTATTAAGAGAGTTTTCAATAAGATTAAACAATGGTTAACTAATCTTTATAATCTTATTCGTCGTAATGGTAAACCTAATAGAGAGTGGACTCAAAGTATAGAGTCTATTGTTGAAAGAGTTCGTAATAAAGATTTTCTTAGTAACGATTACTTAACTCTAAAAGCCCGTTCTATTCACTCTAAAGTTATTCCAGGAGTTGATGCTATTACTACTGCTGAAGCTGTAAATAGTTTACACTATTGGTTCTTACAATACTTTAAAGGTACTGGTAATCTTATAGAGATTCTTCAGTCTGAGAATGGGGAGTTAGTAGCTGCTGCTTATAATTTTGCTCATAAAGAATTTATGGGCAGATATAATGAGCTAATGGCTTCTGTAGCTTTTGCAGATCCTAACTCTCTTCAGAAGTTACTTACTGATATTGACAAGATGGGTAAAGTTCTTAACACCTGGGATGCTCCTAATGGTATTAAGACTATTCATCAGCAAGAGCGTTTAGCACAGTATAAGTTAGAGCTAAATACTTCAGAAGATTATCAGGAAGCTGCTGCTGATATTTCAGGTGGTGAAAATAATCAGGGACGAGACTCTGCAGCTTTATTTGCAGAATCTATCACTGTAAGTAGCAAGATGAATTCTAACAAGATTGTCAAATTACTTCTAAGTACCTTACCTAAAAAATACTATGACTTTAAGACTCGTACAGCTACTCCTTATAAGAATAGCTTAGGCATGCCTGAGATGGAGCCTTTTGGTAAAGTATTTAATATTCTTGCCAATAAGTTAGCTAATCTGCCTACAAGTATTTCTACTAAGGAATTACAGCAGAGATTATCTCAGGTTGCTGAGGAATATCCAGCTATATATCCTCTTATTAGAGACGATAAAGTTTCTATTAGAAATGCTGAAGGTGGTATTGAAACTAAGATTATTCCTTCATGGTTAAAGCTTGATAAGGTTGATTCTTGGACTGCTTCGGATATGCTTCAGGTAGTACAGTTCATGCAGGCCTTTAATAATAATAAGAATAATTATCTTATTGGTGTTACCAAAGCTAATGGACAGTATACTTCTTTTAATGCTTCTACTATAGGTCATAGAGCACGTATTGCAGGTTCATGGCGAGCACAGTTGTCTAAGTGGTTACTCGAAGGAAAGTCTGATATTGTTAAGTTCTATACTCGTAATAAATATAAAGTATGGGAGTATAATAATGATACTATTAAGAAAGCATTCCCGAGAGTTCCTACTGCAGATAATGCTGAAGATTTCTTAAGAATCTTAGGTATTACTTACGATATTAATAATCCTGAAACTCTTCGGAGAGCTCTTCATACTAAGAAGTTCTTAGATAAGATTGGGCAGGTATATTCTCAGATTACTAAAGGAGCTATTAAAACTCCTATTGTTAATGAGAATCGTGATGGTGAGAATGAGAATCTCGATGTATTCTTAGATATCCAATCTGACTTAGGTATTGAAACTCTTGAGAATTCTCATATATCTCTTGGTGATGAAAGAATCTATGATCTTCAAAAGCCTGGATTTGCTAACCAGACTATTAATAAGATTAATAGAGTTATTGAAAATCCTGAGAGGCTTTACTCTGAGATGCCTCACCTTGATCCTACGGAGAATGTATATGTCACTCATTCATTGCTCCTTAATAAAGCACTTGTAGATAGACAAACTCCTAAGTTGTCTATTCTTATTCATGAAGGTAACATTGAGAGCTCTAACAATAATGGTACTGATTATAAGGATATGAAACTTATAGATAAGTTATCTACAGTACTTAATATGACTATGCAAGGCAAGGATAATATTATGCGTCCTGCTGATAATGGCCAAGAGCGATTCTTAGATCATGGTGATACCTGGATTAATGCTAATACTACTCGTGGTGAAGTTATAGACATCTTTAGAGGTTATCTATGGGACGAAATAGCTAGATCTCATATTAAGGACAGAGCCTTTACTAACTTTAATAAGAATTATGTTAAGGGTACAGTTATTGAAAGTCTTTTAACTCCTAAAGAAGTTAAAGAGTTCTTAGTAGATACGGCAGAATCTCCTAATGAATTTGCTGATAGAATACTTAATACTATAGGTAGAGATGTTCTTACTACTAGAATTGAACAAATGATTAGTACTTGGACTAATAATGCTTATGGTAAACTCTTAGATTTAGGAGGTCTTAAAGAACTTGCTGGTGATAAAGTCCTTAACATGTCTCTTAAGCTTAGCACTAATCCTACGACTAATCAGTATCCCAGATCTGAGGTGATAAATTGGATTAGGCATGCTGTAGTTAATTATGCTATTGGTAACATTGAGCAGAGTAAAGTATTGTATGGAGATAACATCTTCTACAAGTCTTTAGGAGATGAGTTTAAGCGTCATAATGGAGCTATGGGTTCTAAGAAGACTTGCCTAACATCTGACGGTATCAACGTTACTATCGCTAAGAACTTTAAACGTATGGATGGTGCTGAAGGACTTACTGATAAGTATGGCAGGCCTATTCTTAAAACAGCAGTATTCTCTGATGTTCCTAGTTATTCTAAGCAACTCTATCAGATTGCTGAGATTGTAGATGCTGAGAATAATAGATATAAGATGCTTCGCAACGATGTCCTTGAAGCGTATGAAAAATCTGACAAGGCTAAATCTTTTGAGGATATGATGACTGAAGCACTTATTAAGAATGCTGATAAACTTGGTCTTAATAGTGCTCCATATGCAGATATGACAGAGGGTGATGGTTTTGGTATGATCTCCCTTGATGCTTATAGAGAATTTAAAGTTCGTGTAGGCGATTGGAATGTAGATTCTGAGAAGCTTTACCAATGGGAGGTTCAAGAGAGAGCGGGTGTTCCTAAGGAAGAGAGAGTCTTTGTAGACTTTGATGGTAAGAAATCTCCTCTCAAATATGGTAGCTGGGGACAGCAGGTATTTAACTCTTTGAAACCTCAACACTTTGGACCTTTAGCAAATGTTCAAGGTTTTAAGCCATCTTTCTACAAGCTGTCATTAATGCCTCTTATCCCATCTGTTCTAAAAGCTTTAGGAGATACTAATCTTTCGAAACTTCATGAGATGATGATTAAGAATCAAGTTGGTGTTGCGGTGCACTATTCAGCTAATAAAGGTGTTACTACTAAGACTAATTCTGTAACAAATGAGCAAGGTGTACTTGTTACAAATACTGAGCATCCCTTCAATGATTTCTACGATAAAGAAGGTAACTTCTTAGTTAGTGATGATGGTACTTATCAAGGACCTTTAGACTTACTTACTCAAGATACATATTGGGAATACTGGGGAATTCAGGTAGATACTGGTGAACATAAGCACCATGATGTAGTCACTGGTACCCAGATGATGGTACAGATCCTTAATGGGCTCTTTGATGCTGGTGAGATTAGTGAACATTTTGGTGAGAATGCTCCTAAAGTTAAAGCTCTAACTGATGAATATATTGATTTAAATAATCAACGTATCAGACTTGGCAGGGATCAGCTTATTAAAGAGCTTGGACTTGTAGCTACTCAGAAAGGATGGAAGATCTCTGAGGAAGGTATTGTAAGTTTAGTAAATTCCTTACGGAGAGAGGCGATTGAGAGAGGCTTAGCAGATAATTATATTACTGCGATAGAACTTCTTAACGACCTTGATGATGGAACTACTAATATAGATATTCTACCTACTCGTGAAAAGATAGAGAGTATCCTTATGAGTAGAGCTGCTAGTATGACTACTTCTCAGAAGCGTCATGGTACTGCAGCTTTTCAGGTACCCTCAACTATGTGGGAGACTAAAGCTAGTCGTACTTATAATGAGGGTAAATATAAATCTTCAGATCTAGACTTTGTTGTAAAATATGTTGATGGTAAGCCAAAGATTACTTCAATGGAAGTATACCTTCCTTCACCGTTTAAGGGTATTACGAGCGTTGGTAAAGTTCCGAAAGAACTTCTCGAACTTATAGGCTTCCGTATCCCTACCCAGGGATTAAGCTCTATTGAGACTATAGTAGTTAAGGATTTCCTACCTGAAGCTGCTGGTGATATTATAGTCTTACCTACAGAGATTGTTGCTAAAGCAGGCTCGGATTAATATCATGGTTCGAGTAAAATACCGTTAATTGCGGGAACCCCCTTAGAGTCTTAAATACTTCTCTAATATAGTAATATAATTAGATGCTACAATGTAATGATTGTAGGATAGTAAAAAGTTTAAGAATTGGGCAATCCGCAGCCAAGACTCTTAGTAATAAGAGTAAGGTTCAACGACTAAGACATGGAGTCCTACAAGTAATGTTGAGGATGGTAAAGTCTCTTGAATGCGGTACACTACTATCAGTAGTGAAGATATAGTCTAAACTTATATGAAAGTATGAGAGATTATTGTATGATATTGATAAGATGTATTTGTATGTACCTAACTATTATAAAGTTAAGGGGCAGCTTAAGTACATTGATTATTCTCATTGGGAAGAGCAATATGAAGAACTTTTAAAATCCTTTAAGGATGAGAAGAAGGAGAATATTCTTGATGATATAAGAAGACTTTTTGGTAATAGCTCAGCTGTTCAAGATCTATATACTGCTGAGGAAGAGCCTAAGGTTTCTAAGGAAGAATTCCATAAGAAAGCTATTGAGAATCGTATTACTCAGATTCAAAAAGAGCTTGCTCATATTGCAGAGAATGCTTCTAACTTTATTGCTCCTATTCAGACGAATATTCTTGAAGCTTCTGCTAAGAGAGCTATGAAGGCTGTCTTTGGTGACACTTATGAGATGGAGGCAGAGTATTATAAGTCTAAAGCAGCTCTTCCTAGTCTGCTAGATTCTACATATGTTCTACAGGTTGCTGAGAATTATATGGCTGGTAAGAAAGAGGTAGGTATTGCTGCTAATGCTGGTAAATTCTACGTCTTTGCATCCATGTATAATTTAGGTATTCCTGCAGAAGCTGTTCAAATTAACTTTGAGCATAATGAGGAAAATGGTATAGTTCAGCTTGGTAGGAAGTATACTGCTGGTAATAAGAAGATTCCTATCTCAGAGTTACTCAACCAGTGGATTAGTGCTGCTGTGGATGCTGCAAAATCTCCCTTTGGAGTTAACCTTGGAGCTACTCCTGCAACTTTAGGAACTCTTACTATGCTTACTATGGCAGGTGTTCATCCTGATACGTTAGCTTTATTTATGAATCAGCCTATCATTCGTGAATATCTTAAGTTACAACAGCAGTATGAGTCTCAGATAGCCCAGGAGAACTATGTATCTCCTAAGTCTCCTAGAGTTAAGGCTGGTACTGCTATGGCTAGATATAACAAGAATGAGATTCGGGCTTATCTATCTGAGAAGTATCCTCCTATTGATGCTGGAGCACCTACAAAAGTATTTACTACTGAAGAACTTGAAAGTTATATTGTTAATCAAAATCTTGCTTATCAGAGTCAAATTCTAGATGATTTTATTAGATATGTAGAATGGGGACGTAAGGTTGCAGATGCAATGCAAGGTACAACCTATGATACTAAGGATGGTGGTAAAAACCTTTCTGAACTTCTAATAAAGTTATATAAGAGTCTTACTGCTGGTAAGAATGTTGTTAACTATGATAAGCTTGTAGACGAAGGTTATATTGCAGGTTATAAGAATACTGTAGCTGAGTATAAATCATTCTTTGAACCTCTATTCCTACTGCTTAGAGATAAGCAATTTACGGATGGAGATACAGGATTATTTGATGAAGCGATTGCAAGATATGTTGGTTCAGCAACTCCTGAATTTAGAGCTATTACTAGTCTAAATAAATTCAAGAATGACTTCTTAACAGCTATTATTCTTAATACTCCTGATGCTACTGGTACTACCTTAATTTCCGAAAGGAAGAGATTAATGGTTGGTAGTAATAGTGTTCCTATGAAGCTAGCAAAATTACGGTCTGAGCCTGCTTATAAGGACAATCCATTATTCCAATCTTTAGTACCGATTTTGGATACAGTAAGGGATGATATTCATAATATTAAACCTTATGTTGATAAAGATCCTTTAGCATCTAATGCTGTAACATATGCATGGGAACAGTTATACTTACAAGACAGAGAATTTGCTGTAGATCTTATGAAGTTCTGCCTACTACAGTCAGGACTTCAGATGTCACCTCTTAATTATATAGATATTATTCCTGCACAGATGTACAAGGATTATATTGAACCTATGCTTAATTCTTATCAAGAATCTGGCTATGGCAAGTTAAGAGAAGCATTTATCTATGCATGGCAGTTATCTAACTATAATGATGATAATATCCTACCCTTCAATATGCGAATGGCCACTCAATTTCCTCTTGGAAAAAGATATGCTACGGATGCCGAAGGTAATAAAACTAAGAAGGTTTATCCTGTAGTAAGATACTTTAATGCTAAGAACCAATCTGTAGAAAGTACTAAGTTGAACTTCCCCTTAGATTCTCAGTCTATAGGTAAAAATCACCAACGTCAGATCTATAATTTTAGTGATGACAGTCCATTAATGAAACTTATTAATGAGGCTATCAAGATTAGGGAAGCTAACCTTAATGAATCTTCAGAGTTCTACGAAGCTGAGCAAACTCTTCGTCGTCCTTATACCTTTGAGGAAGTTGAGGACTTCAGAGAAGAACAGCTTAGGTATGAGATAGAAAATGCTACAGATGAAGGTTTACATGAAGCTGAGCAAACTTCTTCTAATAGCTCGGAAAAAATTAAGAGAGCTTACTCTGTAGCTAAATATACTGGAGATATTACTCCAGGTGCTAATACTATATTTGTATTTGGCAGTAATCCTGAAGGCAAACATGGTGCTAGAGCTGCTAAAGTTGCAAGGAAGTTATTTGGTGCTATCTATGGTCAAGGAGAGGGATTGCAAGGTAATGCCTATGCTTTACCTACTAAAGACCTTAGAGTAAAAAGAAATAACAGTCTTAGAAGTATACCTCCTGAACAGATTATTGAGAACATTAAGAAACTTTATGAAACTGCAAGGCAAAATCCTGATAAACAATTTAAGGTAGCTTACAGAAACACCGATGAACCATCTCTTAGTGGTTATACAGGATTAGAAATGATAGATATGTTTCTAAAAGCTGGTTCCATTCCTACTAATATGGTATTTAGCGAGGAATGGGTAAATACTGGGAAGTTCAATCTATCAAAAGAAGGTGCTGACTTTGTTCAGTCAGGAGAAGAACGTAAAAATTTGTGTAAATAATTATGGCTAATGTATGTCCTAATACAAGCTCTCAGGCTTGGAGGGATTTAGTCAATAGGTTTGGTGAAGACATTGCATGGGCATTGTATGTAAAGAGTGGGGATAATATCCCTACTCTTCGCCAAGCTTTAGAGACTCTTAAATCTCTTAATATAACCTATGAGCCTATTGATGTTGCTGAGAAGATAAACTTAGGTGTTGTTGATAAACAAGGACGTCCTATTGTTTATACTAATAGTAAAGCACAGTATCAGGCTGCTTTAGATAAAGCTGCAAATATCAATGCTAACTATGGTGCTTATAGAGCAAAGGTTGTAAAATCTGCTACTTCCCCTAGGGGCAAAGAGTACTCCGAGGTATATGTAGAACGATATGTCCTTCCTGAGCAACCTAAGCCAGATTTAAGGGCTTATGATATTAAACCTGAGGAGATGTACCAACTCTCGAATGAGTCCTCCAAATCGCCTATAAAGGGCCTTGATGGGCTTCTTAAGGACTGGGCTGGTAAAATAGGCTTCCAAGTAAATACTTGGGGGGAGATTACTGATAAAGATGGTAATCCTATTCCTGCCGTAGCTCAGGTTGATATGGTAAGGAAGGTTATTACTGTTGCTTTAGATAAGGCAGATGCTACAACTCTCAGTGAGGAATGTGCTCATATCATGGTAAGGATGCTTGGTAAAGAGAACCCTCTCTATCAGCGTCTATTAAAAGTAGCTCGTGATAGTTCTACATTTGCCAGAGTTAAGGAAGAGTATGCTGAAGTTTATAAAGGTGATGAAGAGCGAATGGCTGAAGAGGCCGCTGGTAAACTTATAGCTCAAGAGGTTGTTAGACTTTATGAGAATAATTCTGAGCAGTATGTACCTGAATCTACTGGTATAGTATCAGCTATTAAAAAGCTTTTTAACCTTATTAAATCTTACTTCAAGCGTAAGGCTGAGGGAGCTAATCTTACAGTCGAGGGAATGAATTTAGATATGCAGCCCTTTACTGAGGTAGCTCAGATGATGCTTCGTAAGCAAGTTACTGGTCTTGATAATCTAGAGGCAAATATCCAGGAGGGTGATTATTATTATGAGTTAACCCAAGATATGATTGCTACCCAGTTAGATGCTGAGGATTATCTCAAGAACTTAACTGTTAGATATGATGTACAGCAAGGGGCTTACATTAAAGCCGATGGTACTCCTGTAAGTCGTCGTGTATCAGATATTGTATCGAGAGGTATGCGTAGACGCTTTAAGGTAACTTCTGATAATGAGAATGAAGATACTGATAAAAAAGCTCGTATTCGTACTATTAAAGGTACTGTAATACATGGGTATCTTGAAGCTTTAATGAATGATCGTATTGAGGGTAGAAATTCTACTAAGGAATCTATTGCTCAAAAAGTTCACAGTAAGCTCTCTAATTTACCAGAGTTTGAAGGTAGAACTTCTGCTTATATAAGAGAATCTGCACGTTTAACTGATAAGCAGTTTAATAATCTAAAGGAGGCTGTTAGTAATTCTTATCGAGAAATATTAGCAAGACAGGCTTATATAGATTCTCAGACTGGTACAAAAGGTAGTGTAAAGATCTTTACAGAGCAAATTATCTATGATGAAGTTAGGGATATTGCTGGTACATGTGACTTAGTAGCTATCTATTCTAATGGAGTTATTGACATTTATGACTATAAAACTCATGAATTTACTGAATCAGGTGGAGAGATTGTAAGTGAAATTTCTGATGCTACTAAAGATAGTTGGAATATCCAAATTACTCAGTATAAAAACATCTTTACTAATGGTATTCGCAAGAAGGCTGAGGCAGAGAATCGTAATGTAGTTGTTAACTTTGGTGCCACTAGAATGTTACCTATTAATGTACAGTTTGCTGCTGATAAAGATACTGGTGAGACTAGTGTCTTTGGATTTGGTAAAGTAAAACCCTGGTCTTTAGAAGTACATGCATTAAATCCTGTATCATTAAGTGAGGAAGTTGATCTTGACCCCAAGCTAGCTCGACAGTTAGAGAAGCTTTACCAGACTAGTAATGCTCAGCATAGTAAATATCTTAGAACAAACTCTCAACTTGATAGAGATGCATGGCAAAGAACTCAGGATCTTATTCAGAGTATTCTTATAAGACAGGACTATTCTTACTTATTTAGAGAAGTAGAGGATATGTCTAGATCTCTTCAGAGAAGACTAACTATACCTTTTGGTCAACCTGGCTCATTAACTGCTAATGAAATTCTTGAACTTAAGCAACGTTCAGATGTATATTTAGACTTTTTCCAAGGAGCAATTGATGTTATTAATGTTGATGAAGATCTTGACATGAGAATGAGATTAAATAATGCTTTACGAGAAGTATTATTTATTCGTAATTTACTCAGTCAAAAGCCTGTAGATATGTTATTAGCAACTACTGGTGTAGACATTTCTCAGCCTGGCAAACATGTAGGTTGGTGGGCAGGATGGTTTAGTAAAGTTAGTGAAATTGCTCATCCTATCTTTAGAGCATTCTCCAAGCTTTTAAAAAGTGCTCAGGCTAATATTCACGACCAGCTTATGACTACCTATGAAAAGGTTAAAGGGCATACTCAGGCTCTTCAGGAATGGGCGGAAGCTAATAACAAAACTGTTCAAGACGCTTTTAATATGATTGTCGATACAAAGACTGGTCAGCTTATTAATAAGTATTCTAAAAAATTTTATGAGGATTTAGAGAAGGCTAGATCTATTAAGACCAGAAGTGCTAAATTCTTCTTAGATAACTATCAAATTGAGCATAATCCTAAAGGAGGCTATCAATATACTGGAAAGGCTTTAGAGGACTTTAATAAGGCCAAGAAGGAATGGCTTACTAGACTTGAGAATGCTAAAGGAACTGCTCAGGAGACTCGTGAACAAAATCGTTATCTTGCATGGCGTAAGATGAATGATTTAAGCTATAATAAGTGGGCAATGTTCCAAAAGTATAACATGTTTGTTAGAGATAAATATCGTGTTGAGAATCCTGACTATTATAGTGAAGAGTTTAATAAGATTAAAGATATTAAACCTCTTGTTGATTATTATAATATGTATGTAAATTTCAACGTAGAGTTTGAAAATATCACTGGTAGAACGATTAATCAGAGGTTTATTGCCAATGTACGTAATGATCTATTTGATTCTATTTTTAAGAATGGCATTGGTGCCTTAACAGACCTTACAGCTATTACTCTTGGAGCTCTTGAGACTAGGGATGAATCTGATGTACTTTATAAGAGTAAGGATGAAACTTCTGGTATGGACTATGCCGGTAATCCTATTAAGCATGTGCCTTTATTCTTCATAGATCCTCTTAAAGACAATCTTACTTCTGCTGATATAGCTAGAGCCGAAGCTGCTATAGATCCTACTCTGGCAAAGGATACTGATGAATGGCGTTTTGCTCGTAATACTCAGCTTCGAAAGATTGCTGAAGAGAAAGGTCTTCGACATAAGTCTTATGATCTATCAAGAGTTTTAATGCTAATGGCTCAATCTGTTTATACTTATCAGCATATGAAAGAAATTGAGGCTAATGCTCAGCTTCTTTTATATCATGCTAAGACCAATGGGGCTAAGGTTTTCGTAGAAGACAACCTTCCTAATATGGATAAGTGGGTTGGTAAAATTCGTACAGCTCTAGGATTATCTTCAGATGATGTTTCTACATTAGAGAAATTTATTGATCTATATATCTATGGAAAATCCGTTCAGAGTGGAGGTACTTTTAACTTCATGGGTAAAACCTATAGCTTTGGTAAATTGGCTAAGAAAGTTGTACAATGGTCTTCTCTAAGTACTTTAGGATTTAAACCTATCCTAGGCTTTAGAAACTATGCTCAGACTATGCTTAACTTCCAGATGATAGAAATGGAAGGTCTTTATTATAATAAGAAGTCTACTAAGTTATCTGAGAAGCTTAAGAAGGAAGATCCTACTAAGTATTATGGAGCTATTGCTTTCTTCCATATAGGCAATGAAGACATTTGGAAGAAGAGAGCTATAGAGCTTTCTGCTAATAAGACTAATAGGATCTTCAATGTCGAAAACGCCTTCTATCTGCTAGAAAAGACTGACTCTAATATTGACCGTAAGGTATTAACATCTATGCTCTATGCTTGGGGTTATGATGAGAATAAGAAGAAGTTAGTCAGCTTAAGAAGAAGTCCTAATGCTATACCTGTAGCTGATCTTATTCATATGTCTGAGGATGGTAAGATGACTATTGATAAACTTTCTAAAGAAGATATTATTAGGTTTAGAACTATTGCCCAAAGCGCTGCTACATCTGTGAAAGGTGTTATGCCTGCAGAGGATAGGTATCTTGCTAATACTACTATAGCTGGTACTCTTATCATGCAGTATCGCAACTGGCTTCCTGGACTGTTAAATGTTCGATTCAAGTCTCTTCAAAAGAATGAAATTCTCGATGAATATGATGTAGGCAGATTCAGAGTTGGGTGGGGCGAAATCGCTACTGGAGGTGAACAGATAGGTAAGTCTTTTGGTAGACTACTACTAAGATCTATACCTATCTTAGGATACCTTGCAGGAGATAACATTGGGCAGAATGAGAAGGCCGCTCGCAAGCAATATGATGAATATTTTAGACAGCATCCTAATGAATCTAAATTAGACTTTACATTCGAAGAATTTTGTAATTTGAGACTTCAAAAATTAAAGGCTCTAGGTTTTGAACTACAGTCTATTATAGGTTTATTCCTGGCAGCTATGATAGCTAAAGCTTTAGTACCTGATGAACCCGATGATGATCTTACAGGATGGGCTACTAAATTAGCTACACAGAACTTATATAGATCTTTATATGGTGCATATCTAGAGGCATCCTTCTTTGTAGACATTAGTAGTGCTACAGATATTATATCCTCTCCTATGGCTGTAATGTCTTATGTTACTAATCTTATGGGGTTCTTTAGGAATACTATTGATGAAACTCGTGACCTTGTAGTAGGTAAAGACTACAAAGGTTTATTATGGTGGGAAGAAGATAAGAATGATAAGACCCGTCCTTTCTACTTCACATCAAGACTAACCCCTGGATTTAATGCTGCACAAGACTTCTTTGATATATACGATACATTTACGTTTAATCAACGATAACCTGAAGTCTAAAAAAAATTCCCCGGTAGGCGTATAACCTATCGGGGATTTTTATTACTCTACCTTGACATTGAAAGGTTTACCGTATTCATAGGGTTCTTCAGTAACGAAATATCCTAAGACATCTCCAAACTCCTGTAATCCTTGGTAAACATATTTCTCTGTAGTACATTCACAAGTTTCTTCGTTTAAATAACTGACTTTCATTAATGTCCACAATATTCTGTTGGGTAAAGCAGCAGAGGCTATTCGTGAAAATTCTATTGGACTATATAAAGTACCATCATACTCAGCAACTGGATTAAATTGGTTCTTTATAGGTCTATAATTCTCAACGAATTCTTCATAAGTGATTGTCTTCATCTTATTTAAAATATGCTACTCTAGCTTCAGGAGTAAGCTTATAGATGAGAGCTTTATCCTGGAACTCAGGAAGGTCATATGCATCCGAATAGCTCATTGCTGAGGTAAGATAATCCTTAAAATTCTCAATTTTCTGAGCAAGAGTATGAGTGACTTTAACAGTCCTACTAATACCTTCAGAAGTTCTAAGGGCTTCCTTCCCCATCTTCTTCTGAGCAATCTTCGTAGACATGCCATAGTACTCACGTTCAACTACTCCTCCAGAAGAGACTATAGTCTTACCACAAGCCTCTTTACATTCTGCAAAGAACTGCCCACACATCACAAAGTCTGCACCTAAAGCAAGAGCTTTAATAATATCATCATAATTTCTGAATCCACCATCAGCTACAATTTTAGGATAGTATGGGAGAGAGTCTGCCAGTTGAATACGACGAATAAGGTCTAGTAACGTAGCCATAGGAAAATGCACTCCTGTATTAGCAGAAGTAGTACACCTAGAACCAGTTCCTATACCTACTCGAACATAGTCTATCCCAACTTTTGCATACTCTATATAAGTCATGGGATTGGCTATATTTCCTACCATTAGAACAAGTCTATCTCCAAAGGTATCCTTAGCGATAGTGCAGAGATCTAAGAGTGTTTGCATATGACCATTAGCTACATCTATACAGATATTAGCCTTAAGATCATTTTCCTCTAAGACTGTAAGGATTTCAGTTGCAGAATCTCTGTGGCAGAAGGTTTCCACAAACTCGGTCTGTGACATCCCCACAAATGTCTTAATCATTAGATGCTTTCTAACATCTAAAGATACTGTTCGTGGTAGAACTGTGAGAATCTCCGCGCTAGCAAAGGTTTCCCAGTTGGTTTCATCAATAACACAATCCATAGGAGCTGTAGCAAGAGGAAGTAACCCCTTAGAATAATAGGGGTTACATTCTTTCCTACTAGCTATTCTAGTGGTAGGTGCTGGAACTATGCATACATCATGTAAGCCTAGTAATGGAGCTCTGTCAGTTGCAATCATCTTCTCCCAAGGTCTCTTACGAGTCTTGCTCTTGCTTCTTCCCAACGAGCTTCAAGTTCTGCTGCTTGTATTGGAACTGCTTCCTCAAAGTTGTCAGGACCAGGTACAACTATGTCATCAAGGGAAATACAACCAGCCTGATCTTGTAACATAGCTTTTTTAGAATATCCGCATATTTCTCTAGCAAGATCTTTTCGAATTCGGGTAGCAATAAAGGTAGCTTCCCTCTGAGCCCCGGGAACACATCTTTTCTGAATGAGATCATGCCAATCTTTTTGAAATCCTGTCATGATTTGCTCGGTCTTAGTATAGAGTGTAAGGAAATCTCTTGCATTCTCAGGGCGACTACCATTTTGAATTTCATCAAGATAGTCTAACTCTGCAAGTTTGCAGCGAGAAAGAACCTTATTAAGTCTAGGAGCTCCTTCAAGGAGATTAAGGACAAATCTCTTTTTCTCATCCACAGGAAAGCATAATGCTAGTTGGTTCCTCATACTCTCGTTGTTGTTACCATCATCAGGAGTAAAGTACCACTTATCATCTATACCTTCAAGAGTTCCTGTCATTGACCCAAACCAACCTTCAGATCCCATAGGAATAACAATGCTAATTTCATTATTAAATCGTTCCTTAGCATAGTTACAGTATCGAGAGCTCTCTTTAGAGTGTGAAAATGCTCGATGCCTAACATATTGCTCTGAGATTTTAAAGTTGGTAATGATTCTGAAAGACCGTCTGCGGTAAGGATCGTCCTTCTCAGGAATGAAGAATTCTATACCTTCCGGAAGAGGATCATCTTTCAAAATAATATCTGCGAGGGTAGGAAGAGTTTGACAGATATATCTGAAATTCGTGTAGTAATAAATTTTACCATTATCTTCCATTATGTGGCACCAAGGAAGCTCACGTAGAGGCAGGGGAGAACTTTTCGACACTACAAGGTATATGCTGCCATGTTCTAGCACTGAAAAATGATTTTTTCCTCTAATCATTTCAACGAATGATTTTGCCGAGGAATCAGTAATCTTATCCTCAGATTTGTAACATACTCTACCAGCAAGCTCAATGTTTTTTAAGAGCCCATTATCAGGTATTATTTCTGCTTTTGTATAGCAAATTCTCATAAAGTAATCAATTTCGGTGAATATGTAGGTCTATAATCCTCATTTAAATAGCTTACATTAACTATTTTATGAGTTCCCCAATCTGATAAGTTATGATTTCCTGAGTGAACATGTCCACAGATTATAAGATCTATCTTCTTATTAAAGATTTCATCTCGTAATACATAACTTCCATAATCAGGATAGGCGTCTGAACCATAGACATTACCAGTATTGGCAGCGTCAAATGGTGGGGTATGAGTAATCAACACATCACAGTTAGGAATTTTACCAAAAACTTTATGAGCTTCTTCATCAGTGATACTAAAAGCCCATCTAGGTAAGTCTGTAACATGTGGTGTTCCATAGAAGGATTTATGCCCGAACTTGTACATACTATTACGTAGGTAAATGATCTTGTTGTCATGACCTAACTTAAGCGTAACTCCTCCAGGCTTATCGTAATCTTCTAGGAAAAAATCATGGTTTCCTGCTACGAGAATAACCTTTACACAATTTAATGCTTCGCACCAAGGAATGAATGTATTTCCAAACCATATAGCACTTAAAAGTTTATCTCGTTGTATATGAAGAGGACTAATGTCCCCTGCAATGCACACAACATCACATGGGGACATGTCCTCAGCTTTGGGTAAATAACCATGTAAATCTGATAGTGCACAAATTTTCATAGTTACTCATTCTCCAGCCATGCTGCAGCCATAATACAATAGTTAGCCATGTCTTTTAACGTATCAGCCAAAGGCTCATTTACCTGTGCATCAGCTAATCGTTGACGGTCGCACAAGTTAGCAAGGCGTTCAAATTTGTCATTGATCCTCACTACTCCTGCGATAAGCCCAAACTTGTTTAATGACTTCTCAAAGGAGTTACCATAATCGCGATTCTTAGCAATAAAAGTTTGCTTAATTTCTTCATGTACCTTATTATAGTCCACTACCATCAACAATTTGAATTAGCTCCTGGACAGTTACTTTACCGGTATGTCTGCCAATTTCTTTACCATCCAGACCTATAAGGACTAGGGTCGGAAGACCTCTTACCTTATACTTCTCCGCCATGACCTCATCCTCCTCGATATTAATCTTAGATATGATAATCTCTGGCCTCATAGCTCCTAATTGCTCAAGAGCTGTATCTGCTGAAATGCATCCCTGACACCAGGGAGCACCAAACTTTATAATTTCTTTAACCATATTAATGGATCCAATGATCCCCTATAACTACATCAGCATCTAGAGGAACTGTTTTGCAGAACAAGAGTCCTGCTTTGCGCATACATTCTACTAACTTATTAGCTACTTCTTCTGCTATCTCAGCAGGAGCTTCTATATTAGCTTCATCATGCACTGGAATGCAATATTTGACTTTGAAAAGAAGGTCATTTTTCCATAGCCACTGAAAGAACATTATGGAGAATCTTTTGAAGCATATAGCACCACGAGCTTGAATTCGGTAGTTAATGCTTTGCTTCTCAGAATCAGCTTTTCTACGAAAGAAATGCTTTACCATTTCTACTGAGGGATGCTTAGGATCCTGTGCTTTTAGCAGTTTATATTTGTCCCAGAAACCTGGTTCAGACATAGTAGCTTTCTCTTTCATAAGCTGGTCATAGTCATAAATAAATGCCTTGTGGCCATACTCAGGACAATGTTCAATATAACCTACTCTCATTACTTCCTTACGGCACCAAGACTGGTATTCAGCAACTCCTGAGAATTGATTCATATAGTTATTATAAATCATTGTTGCTACTTCTGGTTCGAAACCATAAGTGGCTACAAGAGTTGAGTCATTCCCACCATAATTAAAGCAAAACTCTGGTCCTTTGGCCTTCTTACGGAGTAAAGGAAACTTTTCTTTAATCTCAGCTACAGAACAATCAATCTCTTCAGGAAAAATTGCCTTAGCAACTAGAGAGTGCATATCACCACTACCATGAAGAAATTCTTCAATCATAGCCTTATCATTAGCTATGTTGGCAATAAGTACACTTTCTTGGCCTTTATAATCTGCAGAAATCCATAGATTACCGGGCTCTGCTACAAAACAAGCCCTAGTTTCGGCGTCATTAGGGAGATTTTGGAGGTTAACCATAGGTTTACCTATGTCCTTATCTTCACCACCTCCACTAGACAACCTGCCGGTGTCCATTAACTGTGAGAAGTTAGTGTGAAGTCTCCCAGATATAGGATTAACGTTATCTATGAAATTCTGACCATAAGTAGAACAAGTCTTCTCACAACCTTTGTAAGTTAGATATAGTTCAGCTATAGGACTAACATCTTTTTGAGGCTTAATAATTTTGGCCTCTACAGACTTTTTCATTTCCTTAGTCTTCTTATCCCTAGTCCAGAGATTGAATCCTAATTCTTCAAAGAGTTCTATAACTTGCTTAGGACTGGACCAATTCACTTTACATTTAGGACCAGTAGATGTAGGATTAAAGAGATCTTGTTGAACACATTTCTCAACATACTTCTCTCCACAATTCTCTATAACCCAATTGTCCAATGCTTCAATAGCATCTGTAAAGACTTTAAGGTCTTTATCCATCTTAACCTTCCACTTGTCTACATCTAATTTAACTCCACAATACTCTATATAAGCTAATACTACCACGAACATATTCTCAAGTTTTATAGCTCTAAGAAGATCTTTCTCCTCTAAAGCTTTAAGCTGAGCCTTCATAAGTGGAATGAGATATTCTACATCTCGGCAGCCATAGACTATTACTGCATCACTTGCTCCTTCGTAAATAATATTGCCTCTAATAGTCTTATCCAGACTAACTCCTAGATAGTGCTCACAGCAATGCTTTAAAGCTAAACTATGCATACCCCCAGGATACCCTAACCATAACAGCTTTTCTGCTAGGAAAGTATCAAAGACATGTTTAATTACAATCCTCCTATGAAAGAAGAATTTAAGGTCAAATTTTGCATTGTGAAGTATAAATGTATACTGTGGATTTTCGAAGAAGTCCTTTAACTCTCGTATATCTACTGTATCATCTATTGCAAACTGATTATGTTCGTCACCCACCTGAACTAACAGAAGAGATTTAGTATAAGGGCTGACACATAATCTAATGCTTCATTTAACATTAGTGTGGACTATCTCATCATCTGATCTAGATGGTGGGCGCTCTGGCTGGTTATTAAGAAGATTGTACTTCTCCAGTAGTCTCTGCACCTTCAGAAGATTCATCTTCTGCTTGGCTCAGGATTGGCATCTCAGCTTTCCCTGAATTCACCCACTTTGCTACACCCATCCCTGAGTGTAGGGGCTCTGTTGCTTCAAAGTAAAGTCCTTTGTAAGGTGTATTAGTTCTAATAGCATAATAAATTTTGTCCTTTCTTAATATATATCCCTTCTTGTTGGCAGGAGTAATAATCAATCCAGGCATAATATTCTTTTCAGACCATTCACACAAATCTATGCATGATCTAAATATCGCGATTAGATTTTTATTACAATCAAATATTTTTATTGAACGACTTTGTAATCTACGTGATCTACTTATTTTTGGGCACTTCACTCCTCTATTCCATCCTGCAATATGTTCTCCAGTATTATGACAAACAAGTTTGCCAGAGGCGTATTTTTCTTTCAAAGTATTAGATATTTTTAAAGCAGTTTCTAAAGATCGTTGCGACCTATTAGCTACTGGGTCTAAATTATATCCTCTTTGGGCAGAATTGTAATGATCTATCCAATATTGTTCTCTCTCAAGAATGAAAGATTTTTTACTACAAATTTCTAAAATAGTAAATTCAAAGCTATCTTCTCCATATTTGGAAAAAGATCTTTGTAAATATTGGTTAGAGTGAACTCCTTTTCTGAGTAGTTTAAGATGATTACTCCATCTTTCACTAAAAGATTTTGTTGTACTTCCTACGTACACCTTTTGCGTAATAATGTTGGTAATTTTATATACACCAAACTTACGTAAGTCTCCAAGAAATTGTATTTTTAAATTCATATTAGTAATTTTTACTAATATAATAAAAATTTCTTAGATTCCAAAACTTTTGCCTATTGTTACAACTTTATTTACCCGTTAGTCTCAGTATCGAGACCAATGAATTCATGCTCCTTAAAGTATTCTCTTAGATCAGCTATTGTTGCTAGCTGAAATGGGGTGTCATCAGATATTATTCGGGATTGGTTCGTTACCAGGTACCTCACGTTCTAATTCTACTGTCCAGATGTCGACCTCATCATTATGGTTAATCTTCTTAACCCTAAATAAAGTTCGTTCTCCGGTAGTTACGTTAATGGCAGGTAACAATTCCCCTTCACACACTTCAGGTCCCTTATCACACGAGACACAAAGTCTTGTAAAATCTTTATAACTTACACCTAAGAAATTCTCATAATGAAGTTTTGCAATTATACCAGAAACATTCTCAGAAAGAGGAGTTAGGATAGTGAAGAAGTGTTTGTTACCTCTACCATACCTAAACTTATTCATCTTTCTGATCTGCTTCAAATGAGTTAATCCAAATACATCTTTCGTCGAAGTCTATAGCCCAACGATACTTCTCAAAGAATGTTGCACCTAAGATTCCTACTATGATAATATTGGATTTTTGTCGAATAAATTCCACTGCAGGAGTCATGTCAGATACTAGGAAAGGGATGTCTTCAAAGACATCTCTCTTAAATGATAAAGACGATCCTACATAAGGACGACGTTCAGTGGTTCCATTAGTGGAAATAATATGATCTGAACATTTAAGGTCATTAAAATATTTAGGATCTACGGAGTCATAAAAATCTTTAGCAATAACATTATTAGTAGCTCCACTATCAACAAGGAAATATCTCAGTTCACCTGCGATCTTCATCTTAATAAGGGGAACTTTAACCTTCTTAAAATGTTTCTTAAAAGATACTTTATACTTATTAGCAGCAAAATTTTGTTGCTTAATTGTCTTATAGATACCTAGATAAATCTTACCTACGGAGGCTAAGACCAGCCCTCCTACTATTATACCGATTATAGTACTTAGTACACTCATTA